GACATACCTGATGCGGGAACTCAAATACAATTAGCCGGAGGGGTTGCAGGTGCAGCAGCAACATTTCAAGACTTAGCTTTACCTATAGAGAATGGAACATCAAATGTACAAATTAATGCGGTTAATGATGGTGTTGCTGGTGACGTTTTATTGCAAGGAGATGGCCTTCTTACAGTAAATCAACTTGTAGCGGCGCAGGGTATTGCGTTAAATGTTACTTCTGGCGGAGCAGACATACCTGATCTAGGATTTCAAATACAATTAGCCGGAGGAGTTGACGCAGTTACAGCAACATTTCAAGACTTAGCTTTACCAATTGAAAACGGACAAAGCAATGTATCAATAGACTCGGACGAGCGCGGAGAAAGAGGTAATGAACTACTAATTGGAGATGGACTCTCTACTGTTAACGCTTTAGCTGCCCTTAGCCCAGTCAATTTAACGGTAAATTCAGGAGGAACAGATATACCTGACCTTGGAGCGAACATACAGCTTGCTGGTGGAATTAACGCCGCTCCTTGTGCTCATGGAACTATCGTAAAACAATTACAACGTATTCAAAGTGCGAATTATGGTTTTACCGTAACAAGACAAGACGTTAATCAGTTTGGGCACATGTCTAGGCTTGACAGTATCGTGGTAGAATCTCCGACTGTTAATCTAGACTTCAGCTATTATCTCTTAGACGGATACAATGAAAGAATGCTTGAGTTTGTAACTGACGGCGTTACCAATGCATTGAGTGGGGCTTTATCTCCTGAACTTTATCAAGCAGGAAACAACTACTTTATATTAACAGTTCCAGAAGCACGCGACGCGGTAAATGGCGACAATAACATCCACAAGGCAGGAAGAGAAGAAGAAAAAACAGTCATCTCACTTGGAAATGGTTATATTACTGATTACAGCGTTGACATTTCTGTGGGAGCTATTCCTACTGCAAGCGTTACTGTTGAAGGAATGAACATCAAGAGTGATTTTGGAGAAACTGGAAACGATCTTCCTGCAATTGATATGCGTGATGGAAGTTATATTAGTTCTGCTTGGGACAAAAATGCAGCAGGAGATAGAATAAGCAAAGGAGCTCTTGGATGCACAGGTCTTTATTCTTTACCTCCTGCAACTAGTGGTTATGATGGTTGTGAAGGATCAATTGCAGCAGCTTTACGTCCAGGAGACGTGGTTGTTGACCTTAATAATGCAGGATTAATTTCCAAGCAGGTTTCTGGTGATGCAAACAGTCCATTGATTGGAAGCGCTCATGTTCAATCGGTAAGCATCAGCGTACCAATGGGCAGAACAACTCTTCAACGACTTGGATCTACATTTGGATTTTCTAAAGCTTTAGATGTTCCAATGACTGTAACAATGTCAGTTAGTGCATTACTCTCAGAAATCAAAGAAGGCAACATGGCCGACTTGCTTTGTGATTGCACAAAATTAGATGTCGGAGTAAAGATCTACGATCCAGAATGTGTTGAGTGTGTAACCAAGGACGAAAGTCTTGCTATGAGTTATACTTTGAAAGGCGCACGTCTTGAATCGGAAAACTTCACAAGCACAATCGGAGACAATAAAACCGTAGACTTAACCTTTACTGCTACTATTGGTGGTTCTGATGATCCGGATAATGGATTATTCATCTCTGGTAAAGAATCTTCAGATGCAACAATCAAAGGATTTCCGCCCTCATGGACTGGCTTAGACGGAAGAGAAAACGTTCCAGCCTCAGGATTGTACATGGGATACAGGTCTTAAATAAAGTAATACTTTAAATAAAAATACACCTCAGCGATTAGCTGGGGTGTATTTATATATATGCATCCTTACAGAAATGCTATAAAATATAATTCAGTCGGCTTGTTTATGACGGACTCGCCGGGGGCAAGCCCAGATACTGATAGTTTATACTTTTTTAACAGAGTTCAATCGGCCAGTTTGTCTGTAGATGTACAGAGGCAAAATGTACAGCACATAGGAGGTGAAGATTTCTTAGACAGAAAAATAGTTTCCGAGCCGAACATACAACTAAGTATAGACTATTTGCTAACAGACGGATACGAAGAAAAAACTTTGGGCTTAAATACTGCTCAAAAAGGAGAAAGCATGACGAGCGGAAGCATGTATTCAAACCTCAGGGAGGATAAGAGTGTTCTAATTGCAGTCGGCAGAGAGCAGTTTGATTTAACAGGATACGCTAATCGAGAGAATGGGTACTCTGGAACAGACATAATAGGAATAGGTAATTGTTATATTACTGATTATTCAATAAGTGCTGGGGTTGGAGATTTTGCTAAAGCCTCTGTTTCAATGGTAGGTTCAAATGTAAGGTATTCATGCGAGGGCTCAGGGGAAGGCGGATATAGTTGGCTGGATAATATAAACCAAATGGCATTCTTGATGACCCAATTAAATGGATTCATAAACCTGCAAGATGGAGGAATGATTCCACTAGGATCAAGCGAAAGAAAAATATATAAAGGCGGTGTGCAAATTCCTTCTTTAGATTTGGTCAATAGCGGAATTGATGCAGTTGGACCTGTAGTAGAAAGAGGTGGAGAATCAGTACAGTTAGGAGCAGGAATAGAATTTGATCCAGTAATGCACAAGAGTCCTGTTTCTGCAATACCTCCTGGAGGAATAAACGTAAACGTAAAAAATCTTAATGTGGGTGGTCCGATACTTTCGGGACTATACGAAGGGTCTTGCACAAAAGGCTCAGCAAACATACAGAACTTCAATATCTCTTTGCCGTTTGATAGGGAAAATCTATATGGTTTTGGATCAATGCATGCATACGGAAGAAAAATGAAATACCCGCAGGTAGGAACTATATCTTTTTCTTTATTGGCTAGCGCTTTTAATACTGGAGACTTAAGAACGATGTTTTGTGACGACGAAGAGTATGAGATAGAAATAAACTTAAATAACCAATGCGACTTTACTTGTGCTCCATCAAGCGAACATGAGACTTATATTAAGTATATTATTAATAATGCTAAATTTGATAATTATTCATTTAATGAATCAATTGGTTCTATAGCTACTGTTGATTGTAGTTTTAGTTTTGGAATAAGTCGTAATAATGGTTTCTTTATGAGTGGGTCTTTTGAGGAGTATTATTTGGCGCTACAACAGCAAGGTCTGGTTGAGCTTCAAGACGGCTCGCTAATACCTGTGTAAATAAGATAAACAAACATCAATGTAGATATTTTTTAGGTGTACATATAGATGGTTATTAGTATAATCAATAAATAAAGGTATAAGGTAATATGGTAGGAATGAGGGCAGATGTAACGCTTAATGTTAATACTTCTAAGGCTAAGAGAAGTATGGATCGCGCTGCTGCGGAGATAAATAGATCCATAAATGGAGTAAGTAAAAAACAAATTTCATTCAATGTTAATGGAAAAAGCTTTACTCAGCCTCTTGGTAGAATAACTGCATCCGCAAATGAATTTACAAAATCATTAGAAGCATCTAATGCTCGAGTTATTGCGTTCGGTGCTTCAGTAGGAATAATCAACGGAATATCTGAAGCGTTCAAGGCTTTGGTTGTGGAGACTGTAAAATTTCAAAAAGTATTACAGGATATAAATGTTATAGTTGGAGCTTCTGCGGGAAAACTACAAGAATTTGGCGACGGGCTATTTAATGTGGCTAGAAATACTGCTCAAGCGTTTTCAGTTTCTGCCGAAGCTGCTCTTGAGTTTTCTAGACAAGGTCTCACCATGGAAGAAACCTTAAGAAGAACTAATGATGCTTTGATTTTGACGCGATTAACTGGGCTAGATGCAGCAGACGCTGTGTCTGGTTTAACTGCGGCTGTTAATGCATTCGGAGATGCTGGGCTTTCGACCACAGATATTATTGATAAATTGGCGGCTGTTGACGTTAAATTCGCAGTAAGCTCTGAGGATTTAATAAAGGCTTTAGAAAGAACTGGGGCTGTTGCTATCGACGCAGGTGTTGAAATTGACAGTCTAATTGGTTTAGTGACAGCACTGCAGCAAACAACTGCTCGAGGGGGCGCAGTTATTGGTAATGGATTAAAAACAATTTTCACAAGAATACAAAGGCCCGAATCAATAAGACAATTAGAAGAAATAGGTATCGCTGTTAAGAATTTATCTGGATCCATATTGCCCGCAGACAAGATAATGATAAACATGGCTAAATCATTTGACAATTTAAGCCAGTCGCAAAAATCTAATATTGTTCAATTTTCAGCGGGAATATTTCAAGCCAATGTTTTTAGGGCAGCATTGAGGGATTTAGGTAAAGAGCAAAGTATTCAAGCGCAGGCCACTGAAATAGCAGGAAATGCGGCTGGAGATGCGGCGCAAAAAAATGAAATGCTAAACAAGACGATGGCAGCAATGGCATCGCAAACGACTACATCTATTCAAGAACTCGCAGAGATACTTGGATCGATTGGTTTGGCTCCGGATATTGATTTCTTTTTATCGTCAATAAAGGATGGTATTGATGGAATAAAAAACACCCTAGGAGGAGGAGAAGACGAAGGTAGCACTTTTGCTAAGGGGTTAGTAAAGGGCATAGGTAATGTAATAACTGGACCTGCAGCTATAGCTTTTGGAGCTATTTTTATAAAACTTTTCGTTAATATTGCTAAGTTTGCTAGAACCTCATTGAAGGATGTTCTAGGCATAGTTAATGAAAAAGACAAAATAAGAGCAATGGAGGAGTCGATACTTAAAGCTCTTGGCGAAAATGTAAAACTACAGGAAGGGCTAAGCAATCTAGAAGACGACAGAAAAGCTCAAGAAATGTTTATATTAGGAATAATAGAAAAGCAAAACAGCGCAATGAGCGAGCAGGTTAATCTTGCTGCGAGGCTAGCCAAGCCACTGGTTAGGGCTGGAATTAATCCTGATTTTTCAAAAAATGAAGCATCTGGAATGGTTCCAGTTGCGGCATCGGGAATGATACCCGAATCTTCTAAGAAGAAAGAAAGACAAGGGGCCGCCAAGGGTGGTTACGCAGCAGGAGCTATAGACTCAATGAACGTAAAAGGAGTCGGCACTGTTGTTTATAATAAAGCCGAAAAGGTTAAACAATTCCCTGGGATGAGTCAGCCCGCAATCATGCCCCCGAAAGAAAGCAGGGCAGGAAAGGGATACAAGGATGCTTTTGCTGGGCAGCACGGATTTGATCCATATGCTAGCGGCGGATTTGTTCCCAACTTTGCAGCAATGAGTGGTAGTAAATTAATGCTCGATCCTTCGTTGACTCAGTTGAGCGCTAATCCTGGAAAAGTTAAAGGGCCTAGAGATTTGGCTAAAAGTTATGCAGAGCTAGAAGCAACCGGCCAGCCAATCAGCGTGGAGGCTACAACAAAGCAACTTTTATCAAATACCGGGGGAAGCCATTCTAAGAAAGTCAAAGAGGTTATAAGGTACCTGCAGGACGAGGGTGGAATCGAAAGCATAGAGCGTAAATTCAAGCTAAAGAAACTGCCCAAAAGGGGGAAAAGAACAGACGATCAAGCTGAGGCAGATGTACTAAAAGCAGAGGGCGGAAAATATTTTAATACTGGAGGAAGGTCTGGCGATCCAACTTTTCCCGTTGATTTGGTTGGGTTAGGTATGAATCCAATCGAAGTTAAATCTGGAGAATGGAAGCTTCCAAATGTACTGTTAAAAAGCTTGCGTCTTTATAGCGATGACGGATTGATGCGTTTTGCAGAAAGCCAAGGGGCTACCCAGGAAATGATTAACGAAGCTAGAAATGAAAAGTTCAAAAAAGGAGCAAATCTATTAACCAAAAAAGGCTTAATAGGTAAGGATGCTAGTTCTGAGCAGACTCATCAAGCTTTGCTGGCCCATAGGATGTCTGAAGGTTTGGTTCCTAATTTTGCTATAGAACCCTGGAGCGAGCGTTACAGAAGAAACAAAGGTAAAGAATTTAATACTCCTGAGGAAATTAATAAAGCTTACGGTGTAAAAGACTTAAGTGTTTCATTAGGTCAGAAAAACGTAAGAAGAGATTTGAGCGAACAAGAAATACAAGAAATAAAAGATCAAAGAGCGGCAACAACTTCAAGGGCAGGGCAAACTTCTTATGTAAACATTTTCAAAAACTTAAGGGCTGGAGAATACAAAGACAGAGCTGATCTGGCCGACAAAACAAAAAGAGTCTCTAATATCGTTGAGCAGCTTATTACTAAAAGCGAAACAACATCAAAAAAAGCTTCAAGAAAAGAAATTGGTGGCGGCAAAAATTTTGCAGATTTTCAGCAACTATTAACAGATCTTCCGGGCGGAGAAGCAGGTGGGTCTGAACTCCTGGAAAATAGTAGAAAAAGAGGTAAAATATTTGAAGAAATATTATCGGATCTTGGTGGGGTCAAGTTTGAGCAAAACCCAGACGCCATGGACTTTTCTAGAAAGAGGGAAAGGCTTCTTCGGGTTCCCGAAAAGACTGCGGATGCTATAGGTTTGGACAATTATGAAACTTATGGCGATGCCCATGCGGGACCAGGGCATGGAGTAAGATTAATGAGGGATAAGATTATAAGGGAGGTGCACAGCGAAGGATTGCTAGAAGGCCTACTTTCAAACAGGCAAGTGCATCTACCAGGCGATGACTTTCCCGATATAGTGAATACTGGTAGGGACTCAGAAAGAGAAAAAGAAATTACCCTTGGAAATCTGATGAAAAAAGGAGGATTAAAATCAGTAAAAGCAAGAAAAGCAATAAATGAATCCGTAAAGGCTAATCATGGTTATACATATGATGAATTATTAGTCGAACCTAAAAACAAGAAAAAACCCACAGAGGAAGAAAAGAAAAAACTAGAATTAAAAAAACAGTTAGATAAAAAAATAATATCTTTTAATTATGTTACAGATGATGTAGATCTAGGAGCAATAGACAAAAGAACAAAAACAGGAAGGAAAGTTAAAGAATTAGAAGGTCTTAAATCAGGAAATGTTTCGGGCGGATTAATACCAAACTTCGCAGACCCAAGAACTCGCAGCCAAAAAATACAAGACACATTGGCCGACCCATCGAACAAGGGAATAAAGTTCAACAAGCCACCATCTCCCGCCAACATCACCTCGGCTCAAATAAGCAGGCATCTAGATATCCCAATAGGAAAAACCCCAGAAACTCAGCCAAGCGATGAGGATATAAAAAACGCAATCAAGGCGGTCTGCCAAACAAGAGAGAAACTTCAACTTCCCGGTTACGAGAATTTAAAATCAATCGACAAAACAAAAATCCTCAAGAAATACAAAAAACAGGCGGGAGAGGGAGAGTATTACGGAAATAAAGATTTGAGTGCGGCAAGAGGTTTTGTGCCTAATTTTGCAAAAACTTTTTATGACTTTGACGAGACTTTAGCTACCTATCCTAGTAGCGTAACTTCCGCTGATTTGTTTAATGCAGAGTCGGCCGCACTTGCGGAACCAACTGATCTAGCTAAATCATTAAAGGGTAGAACCATTGATATCCTCACCGCAAGAGCCGGAGAATCAAAATCTTTTATTAGTAAGAAATTAAAGTCTTGGGGCATAAATTCTGGTAGAATCATAACAACTGGGAGCATCCAGAACGGCCAGACTTCCGCGCAAAAAAAGGCCACGATCCTTCAAAACATGCAGAAGAAGAATGGAGGGCGATATAATTTAATAGACGATGCTCCTGAAAATATTGCAGCAATTAAAGCTTTAGGTAATAAAAACTTGATGGGCCAATTGTATAAATTTTCTGGACAGCATGCGGGACGAGGCAGTGGTAACGCAGAGGGCCTAGTTCCAAATTTTGCAAATGTGCACCTGTATAGAGGCCAAAAGAACAAAACCCTAGATACTCCAGACATCTCAGAAAACTTGCCCAGCTTTGCTTCTGCTAGAACACCTAATGATGTAGTTGAGATAGTTCAGGACTTCGTGAAGAGACATGTTAGTGGTGATTTAGCTGGATACAGAAACAAGCAGGGGACTTCTGGGGAAAAGAAAGCTTCGGGCGCGAACTCTTACAGCACGTCTCCGCAAGTTGCAGATAAATTTGCTAATAGTATTGATCTAACAAGCAATGACATGTCACCGGGGCAAGTTTTCAAAAAAACAGTTCCTTCAAAAAACATATTTAATAAAGCCAAACTACTGAAAATACTCAACAAGGGATCTGATCCGAAGAGCGGCAACTATCCAAGTGTCGAGAAGTTTAAGAAAGAAATCGCATCAGGAGCAGTAAAGAACTGGGCGCAGAAAAACGGGGGCATGTACCTCAATATATCTGGCGTTAATAATGATGATTCATCCGGCAAAAGGTACGGCCAAAGCATGAAGCAGATAGTGCCTCTCGCTGACGTTGGTTATAACAAAGACGGAACAAGACAAATCCACCAAGGAGAAAGAGAAGTAATTCAATTATTTAATAATGGATTAATTCCTAATTTTTCAAAAGTAGAACGAGTTCAGAAATCACAAAAAAGAAGAGTAAAAGAACAAGTAACAGAAGAAGATAAAGATTTAGCTCATAATATTTTTGATTATTTAAAAACAAATATAAGTAACCTATCCTCAAGGTTTAGGTTTAATAGATCCACTGTATCATTTGGTGGAAATCCAGAAGATTACGAAAAAGTATTTAATCATTCATCATCAAGAAAGAACAAAGAAAACCTAATTGAAATAGCTAAATCTGAAATGAAAATGAATCGAATCTTGAAAGGTTTCATGATTCCTCATAATGAAGGTGTTGCTACTGCAAGAGGAAAGCATAAAGCTCCCCGTGATCCATTTTTAGATGGAGCTATGCACGGCGGCCTTGTTCCTAATTTTGCAGATCCATTAAGTGCGGCGATATCAAGAGAGCGAGCAGCAGGAGTTCCTCAGGCCAGAATCAGGGTAGAGAAAAGTTCTCAATTAAAAAGTGCTCAAAACCCAATGGGGCTCGCAGTAACTAATACTAGAGATGAGCCGGCCGGAGTACAGCAGGGAATAAGGCGCGCCAAGACTATGGGTATAGACCCAAAGAAACATGGAGCGAGCAAGGGCATGGTGCCGAACTTTGCCGCGCCACAAATTCCAGACGCAATTTTAAATAATGCTAAAAATGAATTGTCTGAAATGTCTAAAGCTTTCACCGATAGCTTTAGTGAGTTTTCAAAAATAGCCAGCAAGTTTGGTAAGGAAGGTAAAGAGACATTAGCTGAGATAGCCAGCTTTGATATTTCTAAAGACTTTGAAGGAATCAAGGATTTATTAAATGAAAAAATGGAAAGAACAGAGGCACAAATAAATTCCATAACAGAAAAAACAGGCAAGCTTTCCAAAGGTGAACAAACTAGGTTGGGCGAACTAAAGAAGGCTAAGTCATCAGGAGAAGCGCTATTAAAATCTACAGAAGAAAAGTCGCAAAAATCAAAAGCAGTAAAAAACTTATCATCCAGTGAGCCCGAAGCTCAGAAGGCACAATTAATCAAGTCCGAAAACGCAATGATAAAAAAGATGCTTACCGCAAGAGGTACAGATCTTAAATCTCTAAAAGAAGCAACTAAGGCTAGTCAAGATTTCAGAATAGCTTTGGATGAATCCGCAAAATCTGCTGAGGAATCAGACGATGACGGAGGTGGGCTTCAGCGTTTGTTTTATCTTCAGTCGGCGATTAGCTTAGTTAATGGTCAATTTGAAACGCTGGCTGAAGGCGCATCTGGACTAACCAAGACCTTTGCACAGGGAATGTTGGCGATAAGCAATGTAACAGCTTCTTTTATTCAGCAAAAAGAACTAGTTTCTGAAGGAATGAATATGGCTGGAGTGAAAAGGAATGAGTCCTTCTCGATTGGTCAGGCGTTTAACCCAGAGGCTAGAGCCGCCAGAAGAAGTGCTGCAGCAGCATCGGATGCAGGATCCAGGGGCAGCGGAGTAGGCAGGATGGGAGGATTGATGAGAAACCTTTCAGGAGTAGGAAGAATGTTTGGACGATTCTTGCCAGTTATTGGTCAGTTATATACTGGTTTCACTGTAGTAAATGAAGCATTCAAGATGTTTAATATAGGTGAGATGTTCGGCCTAGAGAAAGGCTCTGGGGTTATGGATCTTCTCTCGAGCCAAGGAGAAAGGGCCGCAAAGAAACTAGAAAAATTAGGAGAAAGTACCGAGAAATTGCAAGGAGCTCTTGAGTCGTTAAATAGCCAAACAGAAAATAGAGAAAAAGTTACAGATCTTGAAATTTTAGGATCAAGAAGAACTCAGAAGCAGGAGCTGGAACTTCAGCAATTAAAACTAAAGGGGCTAGACATAGATATAAAAGCTCAGGACGCTTTATCTGGTCTTTTGGACGAAAATCTAGTAGGAACAAAAGTATCAAAAAGATTTATCGAAGAACTGTCGAAAGGCACAAACAGCAACGAAGACTACGTAAAAGTAATAGAAAGAGTAATAAAGGCGCAAAAGAGCCAGGCAGCATTTCTTAGTGGGTCCAAAAGTTTTGGAGACTTGATAGACAAGAAGCTTGACAAATTTAATCCGGATAGTGACGACATCAAGCTGCTCCAAGGAGCATCAAAAGTTAGAGGATCCCAGATAGGAATGGGCTTTTCTTCTGCAGCTGCAGGTGGCGAGGATATGGATGTTAAAGATAGACTATCTATATTGAGCAAAAATATAGCTGCCCTTGAAAGAGAATCTTCCACTGTAAGTTTTAGAAGCATGAGTGATGTGACCAAACTAACCGATAGGTTAGCAAAGAACCTGCAGGGTACAGAAGATTTTGATGCAGAAATGATGGCTTCTCAGATAAATTCTTTTATTAAAAACATAGATGAATCAATTGATAATACATCTGGCTTAGATCCTAGAGAGACAAAAGCAGTAAACGCTGGAATGAAGCAAATGGTTATTCAGCTAAACAAGCTCAAGAAAAACCTAGAAGGAGAATCAGACAGAAATAAAGAAGCTCAACTAAAAAAAGAATATGTAACTGCATATAAAAACATCATATTTAATATCGAACAATTTAGAAAAAACGAAGCTCACTTAACCAAGTTATCTCTTGCGTCGTTAGCCCATCAAAATAAATTAAATTCATCCCAACAAAGTTTACTGCTTGAGTATAATGCGATAGGTAAAGAAGCCGCAATCTCTTCCGACTTTGCGAGAAAAAGAAATGCAATGGAGGCAAAATTTATTGCAGACAAGCAGGGTGTTGAGATGAAAACTATTGAATCTTTAAACAAATTAAGGGATACATATTTTAATACTGATCAATTAGCTCAACAATTTAAAAAAGATGGAGAAGAAGCGGCAGGCGCAGTACAAGCCCTCAAGGATAATATCAAAAAAGGAATAAGCAATGCAGACTTTGCGGGAATCGGCAAGAGCATGAATCTGAATCCAGAAGTAATGGCAAAAGTGACCGAAGCATTCGAGCAAACATCCGCAGAAACTAAAAACGCAACATCATCATTAGAAGTCATCTCCTCATTGCTTAATAAATTTGGAAAAGCTACAGATAGTTCGACTGCTTCTGCCCTCTTACTTGCTTTGCACGAAAAGGGCTTAGTCACAATAACCGATGAGCATTTAAATCTATTAAGATCCGGCTTATTAAGTAGAGAAAGACAATTAGAATTATTAAATACAGGCAATAAAGAAGCACAACAATTACTAAAGCTAGAAGAAGAACATAAATTTATAAAAGAAAAAACAGTAACAGGCGCAGCTAAATTATATAAAATATTACAAGCAAGAGGCCGCGAAGAAAAACACGTATTAGATTCCGTAAAAGGCGAAGCTGCAACCCTTGCGGTGCTGAATGATTTTTATAAAAAAGATGTTTCCATATTAGCTAAAAGCTCAGAAGCTATGGAGTTAGGTTTCCAAAAGCAAGTAGAGAAAAATAGAACAGACGCAATATCCGCAGTACATTCTCTTAGGATGCTTGAGGCTCAAACTGGTTCGCTTGAAAATTCAAAAAATTCATTGATAATTTTAGAGGCAAAACTTAAGAGCGAAACACACAATGCAGTATTAGCTCTACAGGAATCTAAGTTTAGGTTAGATTACTTGAAAGATCAGTCTAATAGGTCGGAATTAGTTACACGCCAGCTCGCAAAGGAAAGGGCTGATTTACAAACTAGTAATTTATTGGCGGCCGAAAAGAATGTTCAATTATCAAAGACTGGAGAACTGAGAAAGCTTGTTGAGGAACAGCTCAATGCGACACTTCATTCTTCTAGATTAGAAGCTTTAACGGCAGCAGAAAATGCTTTATTATTGACTGGAAAAACAAAGCAAGTAAAATTAATACAAGAAGCCAACGAATTACAAGAAGCCTCGAATAAGCTGACCGAGTTGCAGAATGCTGTAACAAAAGCTGGGGTTAGCGATAAGACTTTACGCATGACCACCACTGCAGATATTGGAATAGAAAAAGCTAATTCAATATTGGGAACAAGAACTGCGGGTATGAAAGCTACGGTTGAACCTAACGCTGAAAATATGCTTGCTTATGCAAACTCTCTTGAGCAAACCAATAAACTGCTTGGAAATGGAAGCAGGGTCATGGATAGGTTCAGAACAAAGATGGCTGAAATAAATGTTGAGGCTGAAAATTTAAGTGCAGATTTAGTTGATATTGGAATTGACAATGCAAGAAGTGGTCTCAAGCAGATGTTTGACGACATTGGATCTGGCGCAAAGAGTGCAAAAGAAGCGTGGAATGATTTTGGTCTTGGTTTAGCTAAGCAATTACTTGATCGAATGACGCAAAATAATATAGACAAAATAGTTAAAAACTTAACATTTGCATTTACCGGAGAAGAAGGAAAGTCTGACGCTGAAAAAATAGCTAGCGAGACTGCACACTTAGTAGGAGTAAACGAAGGAATAATATCTTCGAATCAAGATTTAATATCTGCAATAAATGGCCAGACAGAAGCGTTAAAAAAACAAATAGACTCAGAGACACCAGTTAATAAACCAAAAACTAATTTGATTCCAGAGAACACAGCAGGAGGAAAAGCCCCCCTTGAAGCCGCAATGAAAAAGGTGTCAGAAATCAAAGCCGCAGAAAAAAAGGCCATGTTAGATCAAATGGAGAAGGTTGTAAGCGAGGGGGTTGATAACACTGTGACTGCGGTTAATAATGGTTTCACAAAAATAAAACAAATTGCAGGAGACTTTGAAGGCGGATTCAATGACATAATGGGCCGCATTCGGTTAAATATAGAAAAAGGATCAACAAGCCAAGAGCCCAATAAAGTCCTTACGTTTACGCAAGAAGATCGGATTTCGAATAATGATAATATTAATTTAAAAAAAGAAGAAATAAAAAATCAGTTAGAAGAAATAAAAACCTTAAAAGCAAGATTTAAGGACAAGGAAGAAGCGACTCATTTGGAAAAAGCGTTCTCTCAGGGATCTATGATAAATAATCCGCTCGAATTTTGGAAAGGTGACGATCTAAGGGATGCAGAAAACGTTGATAAAATAAGACGAGAAGGCTTCGCTTCAAGACAAGAAGGTGAGATATTTGAGTATGGAGTTCAGGCCGAATCAGGCAAAAGGATGAATAAAAGCACAGAAAAAATAAAAAGCCTTAATGATATTGCATCTCCAACGAGTAAACAATTAACTGAAATTACAAATTACAAAAATGAATTAAAAGAGCAGCAAAAAATATATAATCAATCTACTGCTATTTTAAAAAATATAAAAGTTCAGAGATCCGAGGAAATAAAAAATATCAACTTGGCCGAAGAATCACTTAAGGGACTTAATGGGCAACTTGTAAAGTTAGAAGACATTTCTAAAAAAATGGGGGTGTTGACCGACAGCAACAGTAGTAACCAAGTGGACATACCCAATAAATTCTCAGGCGGCAAAATACAACACTTCGCAAAAGGCGGATTTGTAGACGGCCCAGCAGGCGTAGATAAAGTTCCTGCAATGTTAACGGCAGGAGAGTATGTCGTACCTAAAGACAAAGCAAAGCAATTCAAACAAAACGGCGGAGAGATACAGAATTTTTCAATAGGCGGAATGGCCAAAGAGCTAAACAATAAAAACACTGAAAATAGAGCCATTAGGGGCGGACAAGGTGTGACGCAGTTACTGGTTATGAATGAGGTCTCTCGCGGGATAGCTAAATATTTAGAAAAGCCAAAAGATGACGGACCCCCAACATTTGATAAAAATAAATTCAACAATTTAGACCTAAGATCAGACGTAAATATCAAGCGTGGAGACCCTAGGTTGAGTGCAAGGTTTTTAGCTAAAGATCCAGTAATGCAGGAATATAAAGATTATCTCTTAGAGAAGGCTGCTTATGACGTGCAAAAGAAAAACGAGAAAGTCGATAAAAAAATGCAGACAATCGGCTCTGTGCTTTCGTTTATGGGCACCTTTGCAATAGCCCAAATGTCAGACATAATGGAGCCTTATGTTGAAAAAGCAGTTGGATGGGCAAAAAATAAGGCTATAAATACCGCAAAAGGTCATACGGGTTTCGGAAAAGATTCAGGTGCATTTAAGCTTGCCAGAAGTCAGGGATTAAATGCAAATTATAAAGACGTAAGTAATCATATTGAGACTGGAGAGCCTTTAGTTATAAACAATAAGGGATATCACTTGATGTCTGGCCGAAACGAGAGAACTAAGTGGGAGTACATAAATAATTCTCCAAAAAGTCATAGGCAAATAATGCGTGGTCAAAAAATTGGTATTGACGAAAATAATGCATCAATGCTTAAAAGGGCAAGAGGTTATCAATCTGGAGGCTCGATACCAGCAATGCTTACAGCGGGAGAAGGCTTCGTTCCAGCTCCTGTTGCGAAGAGAATTGGTTATGATAATTTAAATCGCATGAACACTACTGGTGGGCTTCCAATTGTTCAAGGCAAAGGAGGAATAGATAATGTTGGACCAGTAGGATTAACCGAGGGCGATTTTATCATAAAGAAAAGCTCAACAGACAAGCTTCTCAGAGAGAATCCCAACATGATGCGTTTCGCCCTACAGAATCCAGAGGGATTCAAGAGGGGTGAGCAGGGTTATTACGAAGGAGGAGTAGTTGGTAGCCCTTCAACAATTCCCGCTCCATCCGTACCAAAGCAGGCCCCAACAAACAGACTCAAGAGTGTGGATCCTGCTGAGATGCTTAATCAGTCTTTCAACCAAAAACAAGAAGCCGCTGTAGCGCCACAACAAAAAAGCGAAGTAACCAACAATATAAACGTTAATGTATCCATAGACCAAACAGGAAAAGAAACGGTATCGACAGAGAATTCTAACAGCTCATACGAAGAAGAGCAGCAACTTTCATTAAAAATAAAGAGCGCCGTGCTGGATGTAATCAGGCAAGAAAAGAGAATAGGTGGGGAACTTAGCTCATGAGGCAAGCTGTTTTAGGTTATGAACAAAAATTCTTTATAAACGGAACTCAAATATCAGGAGTTCAAAACGTTGCGGGCTCTTATGCGATAGATGAAAGACCAATAAATGTTCTTGGTTGGGGGCATGTAAATAAAAATTTCTATAATGATAGAGAAAGATTTGCTCAGCCTGATGGGTCTTTTATATTGGACGAGAATGGATTTAATATATTAGGAGAAGAAAGTTTAGATTGTGCGGTAGATGGAGACATAAGCGGCTTTCCAGAGAGCATGGCTGTTTTGAATGCCCCACTGGAGGGTTCTTTTTCGATTAATTCTGTATTGGTCAGTGAGGATTTCTTTTTACAATTCACGGGAGACGTACCATTTACTGGAAGTATTCATCATGGAAAGAAATACTTTGGTTTTGATAAGGGGTATATAACTAGCCACTCTGTTTCTTGCGGCGTTGGGGAACTTCCAACGACATCCACATCAATAAGAGTTTTCGGAGACATAGGTGGATCTCCTGAGTTTATGGAACAAGAAGATGAGGGCGGACTATTTCTTCAGGAAGATGGATTTGCAATAGGCTCAGAAGATTCTAATGCCGGAATATACAACGCATCAGGTGATAATCCTTTCCCCGAGATAAGGCTGCCAAATCAAGGGTCCATCATTATAGAGTGCGCTGGAGCAACGACAGATAGGGTTACATCTTTTAACTACAGTATAGACATACCTATATCCCCAATTTACACAGTAGGCTCTTCTGTGCCAGCACAGGTAGATGTTGCATGGCCTGTGACGACCAACACTTCTTTCAGTTTAGATATAGACAAATACGAATATCAAAGCTTGAGGAAATACTTGAAGTCTCCCACGGTTCACGACATTGCGATAAAAATTAACGATTGCTTTGGTGTTCCGATTCAGCATTATGTAGTCAAGAGTGCGAGATTAATAGGAGAAGACATGGCCGCTTCGACAGACGGGAAAATGACTGTAAATTTAACATATAAATCTTACTATAATAAGAGATGAGTAAGCCTTTTTATAGATACGAAGATGTTCCATTGTTGATGGCTTCTGAGGGTCAAGAGCCAGTTATGGTTTTTGCTAATAGAGCTGGTTTATCTGCTAGTCAACCAATACAAGCAAAGAAATTTATAGAGGATTATCATATATCATTCGCATTGCAAACTGGAGATATACATTTTACTGGAGCTCATGAATCGGGTTTCTTGATGGGTCCGCGCAATGGCCCAGGAGTAAGACTTCCAGAATCAGTTGAAAATATATTAAGCGGAACTAAAATTGCTTATCCTGGCGGACAAGGACTTTACTTGACTGAAGATTTATCTGCTGGTGATTATTATATAAATGTAAGGTCTACAGGTGAGACTATATTGAGGTACGAGGAAGACATAGAGCATGGAGAAGTTGAGGTCTTAAGGAATTACGCAGCAGGAGGAATAGTAAGAGGTTCTTTGGATGTTACTTATTACATGAACACTGGAAATCTTCATACTTTTGCAGACTTGACGGGCTTGCTTGATCCTAATATTTACCCACAAGTAAACGAAACAAAGATAACCGGATGCTTTGGTGACTACATTTTTGAAGACGCGTATTTAAGAGAACTTTCTTTTTCGGCTCAACCCTTTCAGGTTGTCGAATCAAACTTGAGTTTAGATATATATGGAAGAATGTTGTACCAGTCTGGATTGGCCGACTCTATAATTGAAAATTACGGATGCCTAAAAGAGCAACAAATAAGCGTACCTCACGCAATCAATACAAAAATACTTGGAGCCTCTGATGTCGGAATAGAATATCCTTTAGATTTTTCATACAGCATAACGTCCACAAGAAACCCAGAAGTACCAATACCTCTAAGCGGAAAAATGAGCGACGAAGGAGAGCTGCCAATAAGGGTAACCAAGGAAGCCATAGACATCAGTATAAGAATAAGAGGAGAAAAGTTAGATCCATTTTTAAAAATATCAGGGCAAAGAGCTGATGTAACGGTTCAGTTATCAGACATAGGTTTCAGTAAAGAATTTACCGACAACAATCAAGGACTGCTCAAAGAGTTTAGGTTGGCAGGAAGCTTGGTTCATCCAGATTTACCATCTCAAGAATTAAAAGATTATGGAGTTGTTGAAGAGGATAATTTAAGCGTGTCGGAAGGAGGGTTCCTCCAAGGTTCCGCAACAATAAAACAATCTTATAGATAATGGATATATCGAATTCAGGATTGGATGTTAATTGCGTACAATGGTGGCAGCAGAGCGGTGATGCAAATCTTGTGTTCCGCAACGAACCAACTGGATCTAGTGAGCAACTTTTTGAGTACCCAGAGTCTGGCTCTTATAGACCCGTAGAAGATCCTTATTTGTCGGGTAGGGGTGTACAGTATTTTGCACAAACAGGTGAAGATGTAACTCTAGCAAAGTATGTTTATGTAGATTATAATCCTAATTATTATTATTTAGAAAATGATATTTTATCAATAGATGATTTAGTTTTTTCTCAAGATAAAGATTTTACTATATCGACTAGTAAAGAATTAAACATTAGTGAATTTTTTAAACTTAATCCTAATTTAGGTTATTCTATTAATGTATATGTTAAAAAGGATAATGAGTCTACTAGTTTAATAGATAATTATAAAACATATATAACAGAGAACCAAGATAGATCTGTTAATATTGGAGATTCTATTGGAGTTGGTGTTGGTATAAAGTTTTATGATGAAAGTGATGTTGAGCTTTATGCGCCGAATCTAAGGGATACTCATAGGTTAATGGCGACTAGTGAATTAAACCATAATGAATACTACGATGTACAATTAGATATAGCCAACACTTCAATACCTGATGAGGCTGTTTCTGCGCAGTTAGTTTTATTTGTTTATGGAATGAGTGCTGGTTCATTTATTTTCAAAAAACCATCAGTAAGAAATTTAAGTAAGTTCTTTTATTGCATAAAGGATCACGAGTCAACTTCATACAATAGTCCGAATAGTAAAGACGGATTAGAATATTGGACTCAAGATTTTGTTTGGAGGCCTTCCTATGGAGCGAAGTCTGACTTTGTAGCAATCAATGAAGAATTAAAAATGGGGGAAGGTAAAGATTATGTTACCAATATGGCAATAAACGCATTGCCGATGGAATTAACATTAAACTTTAGAAACCGAACAGACAAGGAAGCTAGAGCTATTGTCCACTTCTTGCAGGAAAAATCATTTGCATACGAGTCAATTTTTAGCCTCGATTATAAGGGCGACAGGTTATTGTCAAGCGAGATATCGGCGTTCAACTTTGAGTTTTCGTACCCATACAGGAGCGACTTAAAATATACTTGTACTCAATTTAACCATACTATTTCTTATAGGAATAATAATAATGTAAATGCTAAGTTTATATGCAATACAGAAAGCTCTCTGTCAAGCGTGGAGAGTCACGCTGGTTACAACAAAAGAATTGATGCACTGATACCTATATTCATAGATGAAACTACTCACTTCAAAAAGGGCGAGCAAATAAAATTAAACACCTTCACCTTGGAAGAAGGAGATGGGGTTATAACAATTGATACCAATAAAATAAAAACAATCAAAAGGTATCCGGAAGACCCTTTGGCTCCAATAACCGGGGGAATAATAACTTTTACTGATGATGTAGATGTAGAAGAAGAAGATTGCGTTTACATAACAGTTGCAGATCCAAAGAACTCTATTTTTAACGTTGGAAAAACAAAGATAAAGAAAAAAATATCAAAAAACCAATACGCTTTTTGGCCAATACTTGAAGAAGGAGATGAGTCCGACGTTGCAAACTTGAGAGCAACATCTTCTGCCGGAGAGAACACTTCTGTGCAATGGTTTGACGAAGTCGGTGAAAGTGAATTAGAACCTAGGCAGCAAGAGCTGCTCACCACTGACTTGGCAGATCAATTATGGAGACCAACTGATGTAGATAGAATAACTCCAAGAAATGAACTATTCGAATCAGAGGATGGAGCTCAATACTTTGAGGAGACTACAGAAGAGTTCATAACAATAAGGGGTGAAGATTTCATAATAAGCGGAAATATCATGATGAAGAAGATGCAAGTCTGCCCAGAGGATTGTATGTTCAGTAAGGTTCTTTTACCAGAGCATGTTTCGAATATACCGTCAGAGGTAATAGATCCAGCAACCGGGGCACCCAGAAAAAGGCAGGTTTATCTTAAAAACTACAGAAGGATGCAGATAGACTCAGACATAGACGCAGAAAGCCTGTACGTAATCTTTACGCCTTTAGAGAATTTTACACTAGAAGCGAAGGATGATTTCTGGTTGCTTGTGTCTGCGGTTCAGGGCAGGAGTAGTATTTACTTAAAAGACCCGAATGAAATACCTAAATATCCATGGTTGGAGGTCAGGAACTTTGACCACAAGCCAAGTTTGGCATTTAGCTTAGAGCAGACGCCCGATAATATTCAGTCAAGTTTTCTAAAATACTACAACAAAAAATTCAAAAGGGGTATTAACGGAAACTTATCAACTTTTAATTTGACATTTGAACAAAGAAGTGACGAAGAAGCGTCTGAAATATTGCAGTTCCTTGAGAGTCATCTTGGTTACAAGAAGTTTAGGTTTCAAATGCCGCGCCCATATCTAAAGGATGGAAGTTACATCACTTCGCCAAGCAGGCCTTATATTTCGAGCTTCTATTGTCCTAGTTGGGGGCACGATATAATATACAAAAATAATCACACAATATCTGCGACATTTATAGAGTCCACAACTTCAATAGAGGAGGATCTAAGGAATGTTTTTGGAATAGGAAGAGATGAAGATAAACCCTGTTATGGAGCAGAAATATATGATCCAATAACGACCCATGAGCTTTGCACTTTTTCTTCTCAATTGATGGCTGCAAAGGGTGCTGGTTTTGACCTTGATCAAGACTCGAAAACTGCAAAATCTAAAGCTGTTGATTTAGTTTTTATAGTTGACACGACGGGGAGCATGACATTTGCCTCTATGGAGACGAATGGCGTCACCAAAACAAAGTATCAGGTATGTATAGATGTGGTTTTAAAAATGATAACAGCTCACGATAGTTATGTCATGCCTGGAACCGAATCATACAATGGTGAGTTCAGCGCTCCACCATTAAGCTTTGGGTCCAGGAGTGGAGACGATACTGTTCCTCCTTGGCCAGCAGACGATCAAGTTTTAAATAGTTTAATTTCTAAATTATATGACCCGCTAAAAGAGTTACAGGAAGAACTGGAAAATAATGATTACAATTTAGAAAACCTAGATAGATTTAAAATAAAAATAGACCAAAAAAGAGTTAATCTTGGTTTTATACTGATGGCGGATACAAGGCAGGTAATTCAGGATGTTTCAGATTACCCAAGCTCATTTGATAAAGTGCAATCTTATAAGAGCATAGACATAAAAGATCCTAACGACCCACTATTGGAAGATTCACCTAGAGCAGTTAGCCAGGCCTTGGCTCAGTTTTATAATAGCCCACGAGCCGAACATGTGACAGATAGAATAGTTGTAATGCTAAGCGATGGAGTTTTTACAACCGCTGACGCCACCATGCCCCTAAAGGGGGCAAGTCACGACTATAATAAATTTTATAGCCAATATACTCTTGACATGTGCGCTGAATTAAGAAAAGGAGGAGACTTGGCGGTCAGAAGACCATCTGACGAGACGCTTAAAAAGTATGGTTATCAATCTCAAAATCCATATGCCAAGATGGAGCAATATAAATTTAAAGAAAGGGATGGCGGAAAGTCAGCTTATAATAATCCTGACCTGGGCAAAGATAATCCCGCATGGTATAAAGAGGAAATGCCAACGGTGTTTATGTTTGCTAGGGTAGGCGTACCTGGACAATTGTCTGACTACGCTCCAAATTATGTTTATGATTATGATAAGCCGGCGCCATACTTAGAGCCGCCAGGCAAGACTCCTCAGTTCTTTTTTCCCATAACGCAAGGGGGTGACTTAAATGGAGAAGTAACTAGGATAATGGACTTGATAAAAGTTGTAGAAATGCTCACCAATGATAATGGTTATCAGAACGTATTATCGATAGTTCTATATAATTGTGGCCCTCACGATGTAAAACTAAAAAACACATTAATTAATATCGAAGGCCAAAACACCGCATTAAAATACACTACTGAAATATTAAAAGAAGGTATACCCAAAGGAGGAAACGTTAGGGATTTAACTTTCACGCAGCCAGATCAGGGATTAGGGTCAATAGTGAAAGGTTACGGCGGCCAATACTTTGGCGACTCGGACAATCAAGATTTATTTTCAGACGACCCTAAGGCTTCAAATATATTGTGGACTTCATTTAATACCCAATACGAAGTGTCAAGACAAGGGATAGTAGAAAACATAAATGGAGGGTGGGCCGCAAACTCAAATTTAACAAACGGAGTTAAGAATACAGGTGTTGCATTTAAAGGTATGCCGATAAGAGTATTTAAGGCAGATTCAGGCTTACAGATAACAGACTACAATATAGGAAACGTTACCTCTAGTAATGGATACAGGGGAGATTATTCCCATTTACCAGCAATAAAGCCTGGTGAAAAACTTGATTTATTTTTTGGAGTAAAAACTAATAAGTTGAGCGACTTTTCCGAAAAAGTTCAACTCTTTATCAATTCAGACGACGAGACAATGAAGGAGATGGACTGTTATGCTAATTATGATTTTGAAATAATCATTCCATCAAGCAAGGAGTCTTTAGGTGATTCTGACACTAAGGATAATAGCGACCCAACTGATTGTGAGAGCGTATGGATGAATTCAAATCTGATTATAGACCACCCAGAATATGGAAAAGTTTCTTTTGATAGTAGCCCTAAGTTACCTATCGCCCCAACATACCACCCTTGGGCTTTAAGGGATTTCGCAGATAAGCCGCCGACATCAGGGGGTAATTCTTTCAAGATGTGCAACATAGCTTCAGCTCAAACATATACATTTTCTCAACCAATAAGAAATCCTCTTTTGGCTGTGTATAGTTTGGGAAACCCTGGTTTAAGCGTAACTATAAAAACAAGCACCAAAGTTGTCGATTATTCGGGAGGAGCAAAATCAGCTGACCATTCCACTATAGTTGTTGATACAGACTTTAGCTTCAAGGGGCCGGAGGCTTTTGGAGTCCTGCAGTTTCCGGGGGAGCATACAAGCATAACTTTAACGCCAGACACCGCTGAGTGTTACTATAGTCTCGTATGGGGCTTGCAGTATTGCCCATGAGTTTCATAAGTGAAGAGTCTGGAGTGTGCCTTTCGGAAACCGGAACGTCGGTGCTTGCTGGGTGTGACTTTTTAATAGATGAGTTGGGCAGAAAGTATATACTGACAGAAGGATCAAAAAGAATAATCCCAGAAGGAGATTGTTTGCCAATTACTGACTTTGATTGTAGTAAGCTTGATAGAATTACCGTGGATAGCGGAAAATTTGTAACCATAATTAATACCTGTAGTCTTCCTTTAACTATAACGGGATTTAAAAACGAAGACCCGTTGAGGTTTTCTATATTTAATTACCCGGAATATTCAGGCTACGCAGAATATAATACTGGTAACACTCAAGAACTTCCTTTTACTGTCGAACCATTCCAAAGAGTAAACATAAATACTTTTTTTCATCCTTTATATTCCGAGCTTATAAGTGGAAAAGCGGGAACTTATGAGAATAGAACTGGAGATAAGTTTGAGTCTAACGTTTCAATACTTCCGGGCTTTGAGGTATTGAACTGTGTGGAGGACCCAAATACTTCTATTTTATGGTGGGAGGAAAATGAGCATTGCGATTTGGTTCTATTGAATGATGCGGAGAAATCTTTTAATCCTGCAGCTCAGTGGTTTCAGGAGTCTGGTGATGATAACTATCAAGTCAGGGAGTCATTATTTGAATCATACACTGAAGATGCCCAGTATTTTGAAGAGAAAGGTGAAGAAAATGTAGCGGTAAAGTATAACTCAAAAGCTATATCTTCTTATTGTTCGCCAAAGTTTAAATTAGAGGGAGAATTTATCTGCGAGCCGGTTGATAGGGACTTCTTGAATAATGACGAAAACTTTATAGAGCCCGACTTTTCAGTATTAAAAAAAATACAGAATGACTATTTTTTAAGCAAAAAGAAAACGATAGAGATTAACACTACTGATGTAGTGACGGTTCAGAATATTTACCAAGGATTAAAGGACTCTTCTTTAGCTTACGCAGCAATGTTGAATAATATGCAACCTAATTGGTATGAAGCTTATGGGGACCTAGGAATATCTGGAGCTCTAGGCGTTTTTCACTCCTTAGTGCAGGGGGTTATAGATGCAGGCCAGGATAATGACATAAACAATTTACTGCAATCCTCGTTACCCACAACGCAAGTGAGTTATGGAGACAAGAAGATTCAAGTTTCTTACGCAAGTAATAATACCTCTGAAGTGCAACTTGATGGCTATAATTGGACGGGAATGATTATCAAAAACGAACCAGTTGAGAACGCTGGAGACGTAAGTAATCAAGCTGTATTTTTTAACGCAGAAATTATTCCAGGACAAGCAAAAGATGTAAGAATGTTTATTGTCAATAGTGGAGATTTTAACAACTACCCAATGAAAGAGACGATATGAATATTTACAGTATGTCCTCTGGTGACAACGACCCAAGTAATGATTATGTAAGAATGCATGTTGCGATGGACGCTGGGACAAGTTCGAATATACGAATATATAATAGTGGAATATCTGGGGTAATTCAGTATAGCTCCACTTCTGATTACGCATGGAAAGTTGAGAGAGTTAAATATATTTCCGAAGAAACTGTTGAACTAAGCGCATCAGAAAATCAAAAAATTGGTTACCCTTCAGGTTTTGCGTGGATTCCTGGGGATTCAGTATGTTCTCTTTCTAATTCAGAAGAGGTTGAGACAGGAAAACTAGATTCGTTGACGGAAAAGTCAGAATTAAGTAATAACGAATATTTGAAATCTGGATCGCTTGTATTAGAAGACTTGTATGATGATGAGTGGAGCCCTCAGGGAATAATGAAGGTTTCAAACGTATATTCTCTCAAGGGTAATATGCCTTTTGTGAATATAAAAAATAAAGAAATAAGCTCAACTGGATCTTTTGATATTTACGCTTCGTCACTTGAGGGATGCATTTTCACAATGGATATAAAAAGGGATTTCATAAGCGGGGATTCCAACGGGCCTGGTAGCTTGTTATTACCAGACTTAATAAAAACAAAAACAACATCTTCAGCGAGCAAGGGTGAAACTTTAAAAGAGTGGAACAGCATGTTTGAGATAAACCAAAACTCCAACGTAGATTCTATATTCAAAAACGGACAAAACAGAGATGAAGTTTTTATTCAAGAGATGCAGGATTATTTAGAAAAAAATTGGTACAACAAGTTAAAAAGAAATTTGTGGGGAAATTATATAGATAATGAAAGCATACAATTAAGCTCAAGAGATCCAGAAACATTAAAGAATCATATATTCTATTGTTTTTATTATTTTGGAGCTTCTGATGATATAAATATATTATCTAATACTAGTTTTAGTAGTAGCGAGGGGATGAATTGGTATATTGGTCTTGGTGGTAAAAGTTTATTTTCGGAAAACGTAAGGGCGCTAAGATCTGAACTAGCATACCTTCCAGTAGTAAAGCAAACAAAAGAGATAACAAAAATATACGCATCTCCTCCAAGAACAACTTATTCATACAATTTACAAAATAATATTAATATTGCTGATTTTATTGATTAATTAATTTATAATATATATATGAAAGATACAGGTAAAAATATTAAAGCTTTATTCGAGCTGGATCCTTCTGCTATTATATGTTTGTATAAGATAGATTTAAAAGGGAAAGGTCAGTATTTATTTCATGCTGGAGAAAATGGATATAAAAATAAGCTAGTATTCAATAGCCAGGAGTACGACTTCTTTCCCATAAAGGCTGACGGATTTGAGGTTCAAGGAGATGGCAGATTGCCCAGACCTAAATTAACATTCACAAATCATCAAGGAGTAATCTCATTGCGCCTGAATCACTTTGAAGATTTTATTAATTATAAAGTCACCAGAATAAAAACATTTGTTAAATATTTAGATGCAGTTAATTTTCCTAATAATTTTAATCCTCACGCCGAACCTGATCCTGATGCGGCTTTTGGTGAAGATGTTTTCTTTGTTAATCAAAAAACAAAAGAAGATGATAATATAGTAGAGTTCGAATTGGTTTCACTGCTTGAGTTGCAGAACGCAAGCGTGCCAGCCAGGACAGTATACTCTAATAGTTGTCCTTGGCAATACAGAGGAGATATAGGTTGTGGGTATAAAGGTAAGCCAATATCGAACGGTAAGAATAAAAGGTTTGTGCCAAGCGGTTATAATGAAGATATGGTTGGGTCTGAAGTATATTTTAGCGGCGAATTTAAAACCGAAGAGTTTGCTAAATTTGAGGAAGGAAATGTTTATCCAGATTGGTCTATAACTTCTACTTATTCCAAGGGAGATACCGTTAAGCTGGTTCCTTACGACCATGATTCTTCATTGAATCCTATTGATATTTATGTTTGCCTGAATGATGGTGTTAGGTCGAACCCTATTTACGATACAGAAAATTGGGTTTTAGATGATTGCGATAGAAGTTTATGCGGATGCAGACTTAGATTCTCAGATTTAGCTACAGGAGCTGGAGGCGGAAAAAGAATCACAGAGAACCCAGAAGGTAAGGATCAGTTCTGGACCGAATCCGAGGAAGGTCTTCCTTTTGGAGGTTTTCCCGGAGTTGACCCTTATGAGTTTAAGTAAATGTTTGAGAGAGAAGTCATAGTTCATGCGGAGAGTAATCCAGAGGAAGAGGTGTGTGGATTTATTTTGCTTCATAAAGATTTAACTGTATCAGTTGAGCCCGCAATAAACGAACATTCGGCGCCAAGAGATTGCTTTACAATATCGCCAAAAAGCTTCATAAAACATTCTATAGACAAAACAATAGTAGGAATATACCACTCTCATCCAAGGAGCAACGAGAAGCCTTCTCCGCCAGATATAGCCATGTCTGAGGAGATGGGTATTCCTTATTTAATTTACAGCGTAATAACCAAGAAGTTTTTTCTTTATTACCCCGAAAGCTATGAGCCAGAAAAGCTTACTGGGAAACCTTACATCAAGGGTTTCTTTGAATGCACTTGTATGTTCAAAGACTATTTCAAAAAAGAACTAAACATAAACATATCTAAATGGAATGAAAACTATTGGCTTCCACAAGAAGATAAAGATGCAAATAAACTATTAATAAATATATTAAATAATAATTTAGAAAAAATAGAAGATAAAAAATTACAAAAACATGATGTGATATTATTTCAAGTAAAGAAAAATTTTAGATATCATGTTGGTATATATTGTGGAGATGATTACTTCTTGCATCAGGCCACTGGTATTTTATCCAGGAGAGAGTTATTGGACGAACGCTGGCAAGCAAAAATAAAAGAAGTGTACAGACATCCATCGTTAGTGTAAATATACATAAGGAAAAAAGGATGAAAAGGGTATTTTTGTACGGAGAACTTGGAAAAAAGTTCGGTAAGGAATGGAAGCTAGACGTTAGCTCTCCGTCTGAAGCTGTGTCTGCACTGTTCGCTAACGATAGAGAAATAGAATCATACCTTAATAAGAAAGAAAAAGCAGGAATACATTATGGTATAAAAAAAGAGAAAAGCGACAACTTTATAGATCAAGTTGACTACGTATTGCCAACAAAAGAAGATATACATATATTTCCTATGCCGCAAGGATCAGGATTCGTTGGCAGCTTATTCATGATGGCAATTCAGACCGCCGCAAGCATGTATATTTCAAAGAAAATATCGGAAGCAATGGAAAGAGACGACAGCACTCTAGTTGCGCAAACTCAATCGTTTTTATTCAATGGGTCCGATAATAGATACCAGCAGGGGGCAACTGTGCCTCTTGGTTATGGCAGAATGAAAATTGGAAGCAATGTTATATCTTCATGTATTGTCAATTATGATTACGATTCGGAAAAGGGGCAAATTTTTAATTTCAAAAAAGGATTATACAGCCTCGTTCCTAGTTATAGTAAATACTACTTGCCTCAGGGTTGTCTGTTTTCTGCATTCGCGTTGAATTTATTTGATGGAAGTAGTGACTTCAAGGCTTCTGATCCAGCTTATCAATTTTTAAAAAATAACCTACCAACAACTTATTTTGGAGCAAATGATGGAATTTATGGTCAGTATACAGATGCTGACACTTATAGGCAGTCAGTAACGACAGTGAAACAGGAGAAAACTGGCAATGCAGTTGCGGGTTATTTTTATTACAACTATAACTGGTTAAAGGGTGTCAATATAGATAGAATGGGGGTGAAAGGAGTCGATGGAAACTGGACCACTGTATCAAAAGCGGACAACACCTATAAGGTAAAAGAATCGGACGCATCTACAAGTTCTTATGTTTGCCTTCAAAGCGTGCCACTGCCTGATGACGAGGTTAAAGAAAAAGAATTTTATCCAATATCTTTTGCGGAAGACGGAGAGATAGAATATATAGCCGGAAAAGATAAATCATTTGAAGGGTTTTTTCCTATACCAGTTGGACAGAGGTGGAGAAATGGTAGTAAAAATGATGGAGTTGGATGGTTCAAGTTAGAGTCAACATCTGTATATAAAGCTGTAGACTTGGCCTGCGAGGGTCCAATTGATGGGCTTTGTGATAAAAACGGAGAAACTTTAGTATTCAATAAAGAATCAAAAAAAATAACAGACCCTAGCGACCCTAAATTTTTAAGAAATCCCGATGACGATTATCTTCAGGGGGTTATATTGGATGACGCACAAGTAAAAGAAGTAAACCTGGGAACAGTTCCACCTAAGGACGCATATAATATAAATGAGTTTGACATAGACATAGGACAAAGCAGAGGCGGCGTTATTGGTACAAATGATCAATCACTGCTTGACCCTCAATATTTATTCTCAGCAAACACCAAAGATATTAACGCGCCACTTTACGGACCAAGAGAAATAAATCCTAATAACATAATAGAAAACGCAAATAATCTTCAACCTTTTGAAAAAAACAAAACATACAAGCAGGGAGATTATATTTCATATCAAGAGGGTGCTGGAGAAAAATATACATACAAAATAAATACCAGCCTAGCTAATCCTTTCAGTAGGCATGCGAACCATAATTATAGCGAAAGTGAAACTGAAATAGTTTACGTGGGGGCAGGTGATGCTGCTGAGTTTTATACAACAACCCCGCTCATTAATGGATACCAGACTTTCTATGGAGAGTACGTAAACATAGACGAAGATAAGTTTTATGAAGATGGAGACCTAATAAGGTCTGCCAGACATGATGGAGGGGTTGAGTATTACCAAATGGGTGCTGACGCAGGTGATTTCTTGGGTCTTTTTGATGAAGAGGCGACCTACAATGGGCAACAAGGCAAGGTCTTGATGAAAAAATTGTCGGACGAAAACAATACAACATCACCAATATATAAAATAACAGGAGATTATTCTCCAGGAAAAATAATACAGATAAATCCAGAGCTTACTAGGCCTTTTGGTTTTGAAGATTTCACAAAACAGCTTTCAGCTAAAGATAGGAGTGACGACAAGAAAATAACAACAAATGACCCTATTTATATATTGCAAAATACAGACGACGTAGGGGTAAGTGCTAAAGACTGGGCTTCTGAGGTTCAATTGACTCCAGGGCAAATACAAGGGCTATGGCAATCCATCAAAATAAACGGAGTTAAGGATGTAAAAAATGGGCCAGGAGGTCCAGGAGAAGAAGGAGAAGAGAGGGACGATTTACGTGTTAAAATATTTTTATTAGCTGGAACCTCAGACCAGGCAGTAATTAGGTCTTCAGAGGAAGAATACTATGTGAGTCACACGGTTATTAATCCATTAGTCGAAGAGATGTACGTTACAATTCAGATAGACCAATTATCATATATATACGAGGGAGACACAATAGAGATAACATACAAAATAGGAAAACTTTGGACTTGGATAATGTCTGCATACCAGATCTACCACGGATTGTTAGCGGCCTATTATGCAGCTACAGCGATTAAATTCGCGCTCATGGCTACAGCTGCAATGGTTCCGCAATTAGCCGCAGGTGCAGGAGCTATCGCTGGAGAAAACGCTGCAGCGGCTGCGTGGGAGCTTGCAATGCTGGCGGCTTGGACAGTTATAAAAGGCTTTATAAACCCTGATGATGGATGGAATATTGGAACAAAAATAGAAAACGCAGGAGAGATTTGGCCAAACAAAGCGAAGTTTAGAATAAAATACGGAAACGAAGGAGAGACTCCTTTCTCTACCGATATTTACATTTATGGCGTAGCCACGAGTTCATACAGGAAAGATGTTAAAATTTATCTACCAAAGAATCCATCTAGAAAGGATAGGATAGTAAAGGTTTACAAATTAAATAGAGAAAGGAATCCAGTAAAAGAGGGAGAGCAGGCCGCTAGATACAAGGAGACTTTTTTATTGTCTGGGGTAACTGAAATAACACCGGTTCAGTTGAGTTATCCTAACTCAGTTGTTATAGGAACAAGAGTTAACGCTAAAGACGTATCCTCTATTCCCACCAGAAATTACCACCTAAAGCTAAAGAAAGTAGCAGTCCCAAGTAATTACAACCCGGAAACAAGGCGGTATAATGGAAACTGGGATGGAAGATTCGAAGGCCAAGCATCTAAAGATGATCCGGTTCCTGAAGAAGCAAAACTTTGGACCGATAATCCGGCCTGGTGTTTGTATGATTTAATATCAAGCAAAAGATATGGAGTAGGTAAATTTGGAATAAAGCCCGAAAATATAGACAGGTGGACTCTTTACAGGATAGCGAAATATTGCGATGAGTTTATTCCGACTGGTTACAGCTCGAAAACTCCTAAAAGAAAATTCTCTTTGTCCGGAGAAAATACCATATCAATAACCGCAGAGGGCCCTTATGATGATGCGGATTTTCAAAGCGAATATAATCACACGAATAAAAAACTAGCCATTTACTACGATCATGGAATATGCGAATCTATTAAAATAATTGGAACAACATTATCTGGAAAGAAAATAATACTAGAGAGAAACCCAGCTCAGGAGTCAGGGGAGTGCGCTGTAGAAATAGACTATCCATTGGTTGAGCCAAGGTACACATTGAATGCATTTTTAATGAACTCCCAAAATGCCTTTAAGTTAATAAATGAATTTGCTGCGATATTTAGAGCTTTTGCTTATTGGTCAGGGGGCTCAATCAACTTCTTTCAGGATCAGAAAAAAGATTCAGTAATGTTGTTTGCTAACAATAATATATCCAAAGAAGGATTCTCTTATTCTAGTACGCCGAAAACAAGCAGAACTAATTCATGTAAGATAAAGTACGTAGATAAGTACAATATGTTCAGAGCAAAAATGGAACATTCTGAAGATAGAAAATCCATACAAGAGAATAATATCATAGAGCAAACCATAGATGGGTTTGGAATAACTTCTCAAGCTCAAGCAAAAAGAGCTGCTGACTTTTTAGTCAAGGGCGCAAACATGGAAACAGAACTATTGTCTTTCGTTACCAGCTCGCTTGGATCTTATCTCAAGCCAGGAGATGTAATAGATGTTTTAGACAATAAAAGAACTATAGGTAGGTTTGCTGGTAAAATAGTTGATGTTGAAATAAGCGGAGACGGAAAAACTGCGGAACTAATGGTCGATTACCCAATAAGAACAATAATAGAAGAAGATGATAAGGACACATGGAAGCAAATAACAATTTATAACACCTCAGGAAATCAAACAATTGAATCATTGGATGATTTAGGGGAAGTGACCGACCAGCAAATAGAAGACATGAGGGCCGAGCAAATAAAACAGTTCACGGTCAATAAGATTTATGAGAACGACACTAAACTAAGGTTGGTTAATAACCCATATAGTCATGTAACTGGTGAGTACACTTGGGTTGAAGCCCTAAAAGATGCAGAAGAGCGTGGAGGAATACTTGCAACCATAAACAACGAAATGGATCAAGTAATGGTTCAGGCTATGTTGCCAGAAGATGAGATGGCGTGGATAGGTGGATATTACTTAGAACTTCCGATACCTGAAAAATTTATATGGCATCAACCGCAAGAATGCGACAGTAACGAAATAACATTTTTTAGCTGGCTTGATGGATACCCTAGGGTGGCAAAAGAAATAGAGTCAGACCTGGCGTCAGAAGGAAACTTAGAAACTGATCATATATGCCCTCTAGGCACATTAGACATAGCGGCAGATAATGAGTTCCCTGGAGAAATTTTTATAGCAGTTAGTGGTTCTGAGAACAATTCAATACATGGAGATTGGGTTACATTGAGTGGGGATACGAAACTTGGATACATTTTGGAAAAACAAGCTGATGAGTCGTTTTTTAATTTAAAAGACAATAAGGGTACTACTTTCATGATGGAAGATTCCGTCAACCTTGCAGAGCCCAAGAAATATAAAATACTAAACATAGCGGAATCTTCTAATGGCGTATATAATATTCAAGGATTAGAATACAACGAAGACAAGTTTGATAATATAGAAAGAGATTTATCACTAACGCAACCAAAGTCACCGGTAATATTTACAGAAAATAGCATTGACCCACCTTCCGAAATAACAGTAGAAATATTGAGCGAAGATATTGGCGACAATATACCATATGGAGTAAAGGCTACTTGGTCAATGGTTGTTGCTGCGGCAAGTTACAGAGTGCAATTCTTTAACGAAAACATTCTACTGGCAACATTCGAAGTGCCTAACGATAAGACTGCTGAAACCATATCGCACGAATTTAGAAGCGAAAGAGTAGTTGAGAACGGTACTTATTACGCAAGAGTTTATTCAGTATTAACATAATGTCATTCAATAATTCCAGTCAAGTTCAAATACCTCTATCTAATCCCAGGTTAAAATACGGAAAAACTTTTAGGATTTCGAATATATATTTAAATTCATCTAGCGAAGTTCAAGATGTAAAGGACTTGCAACCGTCTTCTGACTCAACATCTTATTATAAGCAGAACTTTCAGACCTCAAGCCTGAATTTAGAATGGGAGGTAACCGATCCAAGGAACGACTACATATATAAAAACCCATCAGACATAGAGAAGAATGTATACATAAGTGGTTTCGATGTAAATATATATGAAAACTACGGAAATTTAACAGGACAAAACGCTATAGATAATGGAACTAAAGTGTTTTCTGAGTCAGGCCTATTGGGTAATACTTTAAACTATGAAATAACAGGAGATAGCTATAGTAGAAATTATTCTGTAGAGATAATATTAACAGATTTTACAGGCAACAAGAATAGGGCAATATTAACCACGCAGAACCCGATGCCTAATTATTCTATTTTATCAACCGGAGTTGATATGGGAGTTTTTGATTGCAGTTATAGTGGATTAACTGGAGAAAATGGATCAAGCATAGCAAACGGCCTTAGGTATTTAGAGCTTTATAATTTTACTGGATTCGAAAATGGTACTTTTCCGGATAAAAGTAAAGCTATAAGATCAGAGACAGGTAATAATGGTTTTGCATCAATAGAGCTAACGCCAGGCGCTAACAATTACGTAATGTCAGTTCCTAGGGATTTATATTATTATGGGGATGTATCTGGATTTTTTAAGCCTCAAGAATACATTACAGGAGTTGGGTTTAGCGGGCTTGTGGGGAACCCTGAGCAACCATTACTGATAGATTACAACCCAGCAATAAGAAACATTAATGGCTACAGAATATCTGGTGGCGATGCATATCGCTATACATTTGATTTGAATTACAACACTGGCAGTGATTTAATGACAACTTGCTACGGTGTGACAGGAACAGGTCAGACAACAGGTTCAGTACTTGGTTATGATGGTGAAATATTTTATGATAGCGGGGTTGCCTTTGATGCGACTTACAATTATAATAATACTGGGATTGAATATACATACGATAATTCACTGCCAATTCAGGAGGGTTTTAATACTGGAGAATTAAAAGATGTAGCAACTATAACTGGAGTAGGATTTACTGGATCTGGAACATATGGAAGTGGAGCGGGAGAATATTGGGCTGAATCTTTTCCTAAGTATACTGGATACGTTTCAAAGGATAATGGAGGTGGCGTAATATCAGGAGGAATTTACAACTATGGATATTACGACCCTTATGAAAATAAATTTAAATGCGCTAGTAACGAAGAAATAAAATCTGGAATACTGGAGACTAGGGGAATATATTCTATCCCTGTAAACAACCCGAATAGTTATGATATACAGTATCATGATGGAGTTAATTTTCAAAAGAGTTACGAGCAGGGAGCCTCTTATCTTAATTCGATAGGGCGCATGCCTGCGGTGATAATGAATAAATCCCAATTGACTAAGATTTCTGAAATTAGCGGAGGGATTGGATGGCTAGGGTTAAGGCGGAACAAGGTTGGGGTTATGACTAGTTTGTTCTCTGAGGATTTTAGCAATCAATCATTCCTTGAAAGTATAAACATAGATCAGGAGCAAAGTAGAGACATACAGATAACAAACATAACTGGAGGAACGGAAAGCTCAAGGCTGGAAATAAATGATGTAGGGGAGTATTGGTGTTGGACAAACTCAAGCGGAACTCATATATATAAATATGCAGGAAGTGGATACGAAAAAACAAGAGAGGCTCATTTAAAATTAGACATAAAGAGAGATAGTGATGATTATTTAATATATACCACAGGATTTAAAGCTGAATCTAGACCAGTAGAAATAAATGAATTAACTGGATTATCAGGGAGTTTAGATATAAATTTTCAATACAACTTTGAAGATCATTATTATGAGTCTGGGTTGCAGCAGGGAGACCAAACAAATTACAATTTAATCCAGGCAAACCTCTATACAGGAGACTCTTATGGATTTTCTATTTCTGACGACAATTTATACAAATCCTTTAAAGAAGATCAACCAGGAGATGGAACTATAGAGGTATTACAATCTGGAGTGAATTTCTCATACAATGAAGACGGAGATAATCCTCCTGGATTTTTTCAGATATTGCCATTTGATACAATTGGAACTGGAGTTTTAGCGGACGCTAATAAAATCATAGCTGAAGCTGAAGGCGGAAACCCTGAAGACCCAATAAAGTTAATACAGAATGATCAAATTACCATTGTGAATCTTGATGGAATGAGAGCCGCCAATCAGAATTACATAAAAGTTAAATTTCCATTCGAACATGAATATGCGCCGATAGTTACATTTGGTATTGAGTATGATGGTGGAGACGAAACGATGTCTTATTTAGGGGCAATGGTAGTTGGAAAAGCCAGCACCAAGGATGTGTCGTTTTTATTTACAGAAATACCTCCAAGCGATGGATACTCTCTTTATGTTAGATCTGCTAGCGGAAATACTAAGACTAGAGAGTTTATATTTAAACCATGGAGTCCCACTGTGGCTTCTTTATTTGCGTGGTACGACGCAAGCGACATATCCACCATAACGGAATCTGCTGGAGTCGTGTCTCAAGTTGACGATAAGTCAGACAATGGATTCCACTTAAATGTATTAACCGCCAATAAAGTTGGACCCAAGACGGGCGTAGAGACACTTAATAATTTAAATGTACTAACTTGGGACTTACCTGCCCAGGTGCTTGAGAATAATTCTTTTGCATACGATCAAAACTCCAAGGCATTATACTTTGCCGTAATTTTCAAATGCAATATAAATAACCAGCAGGATTTCATTATTGCTGGCACTGAAAGTACTGTGCCTGGTAATAGAATGTCTGCAAGGAGGACAGTTGGCTTCAATTCAATTCAAGTATTAGGGGGCAGTGGAACAGGTTCAAATATCGCCCTTGGCTCAGGCCCAAACACTGCCAATGAGGGAGAGGATCTTTTAATTGTTGTGAAATTTAACGGAAGTAATTCTAGTATCAGGATTGACGGGGAAGTTGAAAGTTCAGGGAACATTGGCACCAATCCATTTTCATCACTTAATGTTGGAGCCAATGAGGGAGAGGATCAATCAATCAATGGATACATTGCCGAGCTCGTATTCTTTGAAGACTCTTCAGTCCAAGAAAAGATGGAAGGATATTTAGCTCACAAGTGGGGCACGTCTAGTAAACTGCCACAAGGGCATCCATACAAGTTTGTGACACCACAAGCTTAAGATATTAAGCTTATAAGTATCTTGGCGTCTTTGACTGAGATGTCGTCCCAGTCTTTCCAGGATTCTATATTTTTATTTTGGTAGATTCCTTCTTTTTTTTCTTGCCAGCATTTTTTGATAAAAGGCTTAAACTCTTCAAACGATTCAACGGAAAGAATGCTTTTCACCCTATTCTTCAATGTGGTTACAGGACTAAATGGGTCACTTTTTTTAGAAGAATCTTGATGGGAAGGTCCATTTGGGTTTGATTTGTCAATCTCGTCGTCTCCAACAATATGTACATTTAGGAAGTTTCTAACGCATCTGACAAAAGACCTGTTGCACGCTATAGTCTCTAGAAATTTGGTAGCAAAACTACTTGTGTTTTTTGTACTTGCATTTGCCATGTCTTGAAATGAAACTGGATCGTTTCCTGTTTCGTAATTGGGTATAAAAACAGTACTACAAGTAACTGCAACATGATCATCTTCACACTTATCCATAGAGTAGGATATGCTTGAGAACCCCCTTAGCCTGGCAAGCTCTTTGATTCCGCTAAGTTTTATTAAAAGTTGGTTATCTTTTAAACCTTCTATTGATCTTGGCATGTCTTTATTTCTAGCCTGAAACCAAAGTTTGTTTGGGAATAAATGTTCTTCTTTTATCATCGCTCTCCAGTTAACGGAGCCATCTTCGTTAAAGACGTATTGTATGTTTTTTAGTAAACCGTTTTCGTCCCTGTTGAATAACGAAGGCCCTATGGAGTTGTCTATCTCAGACTCTGTTTCGATTTTTTTTGCTTTTACCATGATTATATATGTTGAAATGTTCTACTTCTTCCCAAAAGTCATCAGTGTCGATGATTTTTGATTTTTCTTTATTGTTTGTAATTCCAGCTTTCCAGTGCGCTTTGCTTGCGTATTCTTTACTATCGCATATAAGTACTTTATTGCTTTCATAGAACGTATTATCACATATTTCTTCACAGAAGTCAAGATCTTTTTTTAGGGTCAGTTTGTATTCCTCAACAGTCCAATCAAAGAACTTGAATCTAAGTTCTGATAGTTTGGATGAGTCCCTGCATATTAAGGAGTATTTAACACCCAGAGAGTTTAAATAATTTAGATACTCTTTGTCGAAGTTTCCATCCTCCAGGAATAAAGTCATCGCAACGATATTGGATTTGTTGATGTGATCCAATGTAATCTTTGTTGAAGTCATTAAATTAGACCTGTAGTTTAGCCAAGAAGAAAGTCCTTCGTTATTCGCCCCATAGTCACACCTTAAATTAATCAAGGACGACTGTTTGAATCCTTCTGGCGCAATAGTGTTTGGCACGGCCTCAACTACACGACTATGGAAATGCCTGCCTATATTTAATGTATATAGGTTATTTAAATCATGCTTGATATTTAATAAATCTAAAACTGCGCAACCTATTTCTTCAGGCTTAACTTCGTTTACTCTTTTTACAGATTCATGGTTTGAGAGAGATGGTTTTATCTCGGAAAAATCAGGAGAAATTAATTTTACTTGTGATTTCTTATTCCATATTGGACCAGAGCATTCTGGGAAAAGGTTCGAGTAGAGGCATACTATTTTTTTATCAAAGCAGCTCGCTATATGGACGGGAAGACTATCTATACCAAAATGCAGTAACGACTTACTGGATACGTAGGTCATTTGTTTGAATGAACAATTTAGTAAATTAAAATCGCAATCATTTAGTACGACATCATCTTTTCCGCCTATTTGTATTATATCTATTCCTTCTTTTTTTAAGAAGGGTTTAATCATTTGTATAGTTACGGCCCAATAATCATAATGTCTTGCTGGAGATTTAGTGTTGTTAGTGTGGAACGTTATAAATTTCTCAGAAGGTATTGGGTAGAAGTGACCAATGATTTCAGGTTGACCTATTTTAACACCAAGTGATTTTGCGTATTCTTCAGCGATATGACTCATTTTTCTGCGGTATAATATTTTTGTTCTTTAATTTTTGAATTAGTTAAATTATTAATTTCATTTTTAATATTAAATCTTTTATCATTCTCTCTGTATACTGATATAGATATGTTTATAAACTCTTGATCTAATTCTTTATTCTTTTCTTTATTTCTTTGGTGCTCTAGTATGTCCCATAGGTTTTCGTTGACGTCTGTTATATCTGAGAGTAATGACTTTAGTTCTGGTTTTATTGAAATACGTTCCTCGCATAGGGGGAGTAGTAATTCGTATTCATTATTCACGTGAGAAAGCTTTTCTGGATCGTTAATCTTTATTCTTTTAACTTCTAATACAGAAATTCTATCAAACAATTCACCTACTGATATAGGCACTGATAAGATGCTTTCATCCTTTGGGTTCATGGCAATAAATCTAGTTGACTTTTGTCTCTGCCGTTGTGTATATAGTTATATATTTTTTGAGTTCCGATATGGGGAAGGTAGGCTACGTCAAAGTATCCTTTGTGTTCGCCCACACCCTCCAGGAAGGTCAAGGAATCGATCCGATCACTATATGGTATTAATTTATGCACGCAAGGATTGTCTTCAATAAAGGGATAAAACTTTGGGTCTGTTATAAAATATATATTATGGGATGGATAGAGAGACTTTAGATTAGATATCAGTGAATTAACCCACAATACATCGCCGCCGCTTCCAGGCATAACTACAGCAATCCTGTTCTCTGCGCCTTCGTCGTCAAGAAATTTCTCAAAATCAAAAGAAGATGGAATTGAAGAATTTTCTTTATTGGCAACATCTTTAAAGAATTGAAGAACTTCGTCTCTTGTTTTCCCTTTTGAGATTTCACCCATCCAGTACTTGTGGCCTTCGTCAGTCTTTGCATCCACGTCCATGATTAGGATATTTTTATAAATGTCAACCAACCATTCTGAGTCGCAAGTTATATTTCGTGGGATGTAATTAGGATTTCTTGGCTTATCCTTGAAGTCGAAATCAAAATTATGGTCAGGCATTGAATCAAATATATCTTCTAGTTGGGCGCCTATTACTTCTGGGGAGAAATTATCTATAACGAACTTTCTTCCAGTTTTGCCCATCTTAGCCTTCTTGTTGGCTTTCATTTTGAAAACTTTTGTCAACTGCTTGGCGATGCTGGATGGATAGGTGCTAGCTTTTATAAATTGAGTTCCAGGCTCCCTGTATTCAGCCCACTCAAGCGGGAAGGATCCGCTCTCTGTAGTTGAGGTGTCCTCGCCGCAGCTATAGTTTGTGACAAGGGTTACAAGCTCGGTAAGCTTAGCTTCTTGAATTGGTATTTCTTGACCGCCGGAAGTGAACGGATGACAGTATACATCCATTAGGTTGTATATTTCATTCAGTTGATTTTCAGAAACCCCAGCCTGTACGTTTGTGGTGTTTTGGCTTTTTTTGGATCTGCAGTATTTGCAATCAAGTTCTTGGCCTGAGAATGGTTTAATTTCGTACTGCTTGCATTTCTTGCAATAATACGTTGTGAGTATTCTTGAGTTCTCTATACCCTTTTCCTTTATCAACCTGACTATATCCCAGCCTTCGCCCCAGTGCGTGTGGAGTAATAGTTTGGCGTTTGAGTCAGGATTATCCCTAAGGAATGACGAGAACCCATCCATTAAATTAGGCACACTCTTTCTTAGTTGGTTTCTGAAAACAAAGCCAATTACAAAAGAATTTGAGTCTATTAGGAATTTTTTTCTTAAATGTTCTTTGTGTTTGGTTGGAATTTTAAAGAAGCTCTCTGTCTTGACTACGCCTCTTAGGGTTTTAACGTGTTCGTGTCCTAGTTTATTTAATTCTCTTTCAGCAAAACTAGCCCAAACATAAAAGTTTTTAACAAATGGAGCAGCTTCAAGCGCTAGTGGCAATATAGGTTCAGAGTCTAATGTCGTCCATATGATGGAGTTTATCTTGTCCCACCATTTCCTTTTCCAGTATCCATTAAAGCCCCAAATGTCTTCGGCGCCAATATATATATCAGGCTTGAATTCTTTTATTAAGTCGTCTATTGTTTCTCCACCATAGCTGGCGATCCTTGCGGTATTTGGATCTTTCTGTAATTGTTGCAGTTTTCTTTGGTCGTCCGGCAATGTGCCAACGCACTTCCAGGGCATCTTGGATAAAGCTGGATGAGACTTTGGCATCCCATTGCAGGCTTCTATAATTTCATATTTTCCGGTAGAATACAGGTAGGATAATACGTTCTTGCAATTCTTTCCGAAGCCAGTAAATGCTTTACTGTGATTGCTATGAAATAATATCTTCTTCATTAAATCGGGCAGTCTTCTTCAGGGTTAGAGTATTTGGATTTAGAAAATGACTCAATATTTTTCTCTATGCGAAAGTTGTATATTCTGGTTAAAATAGTTTCAAGAAATCTAGATAAGCATTCTGCCTCTCCAGCTTCTAAGGAGCATTTGAATGTACTGCTTCCGTTTTTGATAATTGTTAATCCGAAGTTTGGTAGTATTTGAATTTCTTCTTTGTAGCTTTTTGTTTTTGGGTCAAACTTAGAAACTTTAGATTCCTTATCCCATGGAGTAAATTTTATAGTAGTTTTTTTACCTTCGAATTGATGGAAGGTGTCGTATGCAAATCTATTCTTTACTGCGTTGATTATTGAGCCACACTCAAACTCATTAAATTTCAAGGTAATGTTTTTCTCTGGGTCTTCTTTGTTTTTGATGAAGGTTCCTCGTCTAGCTTTCTCATCCCAGCTGTACTGCATAATAGCTGACACAAATAAGATAGGCTCGCCGCTATTCTTGTCGTGACCCATTGAGAAACTGAAACCGAATCCAGAGTTGTATTTATTTGGTTTGTATAATTGTAAGCTCATAATTAATCGAAGTCTATTTTAACGTTTTTACTTTCATATGTTTTAGTTTTTTCCATATGATGTTTTGTTCCTCCTCTTTCCTTAGAGTAGTTTTCAAAGTATTTTTTCTTTAGTGGATCTACGCCATCATTCTTTTCGGCGCGCATAGATGAAAGTTCGGCGCTCTTATCCATCATGTCACCAATACTACCCTTCATGTTTGCAGTAGAGTTTACAAAGCTAGCATTATCCCAGGGGTCAATAGAACCTTCTGTGTTTAATTGGGATGACGTAAAGATTCTTTTCCATTCTAATCCTTTCTCATCTACATACTTCTTCTCATCATTCATGTGGAAGAACACTTCTGTTTCCTCTTCGGTCTCAGGGTTTTGAAAGATATACATTGGCATAGTGTTAGATTATACCAGATATCTACTATATTGTCAACTATTTTTTATCTAACTTATTACAGCTTAATTGTATTAAATCCAATAGAGAATCAAATAACCAACAACAAGCACTAGAACATAAAGGAAATAACAAATATAAAATATTACTTTCTTTAAAATAATACATTAATAAACCAATCAATAAACCACACCAAAAACCTAAACATAAACTACAATTAAATAATTCCTTTAATAAATTAGAATATTTAAAAATAAAATTCCTCGGACGACTTAATATGGACCCATACCTGAGGATCCACATTAAGCCGACACAGGAGATTAATTCAATTGCCATTTAGCGACTCTAGCGCTTCTTTAATAACTAGAAGTTGCTCTTGAGTCAAGGATACTTCCCCGCCGAAATCATCGGTGAGGGTGTAGTGATCTGTTTTTTCTTTAGATTTTTTAAGCACTGGGCATCTTCCTTTACCGCAGCAAAGAAGGACTCCACCATCTTGTTTTTTGATGTTCATTTGTTTATTAAGTTTAAGATTTTTTCAACTGTATTATCATAAGTAAATACTTCTTTTATTTCAACACCTTTTTCGTTTCTTTCTCCATATTTATCTATAGCTTTATCTAGCGCTTTGTAGAACGATTGGTCTGAGAATGTATTTAGGTTGCCTTGGTTGAATGGTTGACCTTTTTGGAAGAAAGCTCCGTCATAAATTTCTTCTTTACCCTCTGGTTCAACTAATATTGAGTTATCTTTTGTGGCCCAATCTTTGTGAGATGTGGCATTCAATACAACGCTCCATTTTCCTAGGCAGGTAGAATTAAATGCAGGCAGGTTCCATCCTTCCGCTCCGCTTAAACCACTTAGGTTAATGTCAATAGAGTTGTAGAGCTCATTCATTTCTGAGTTGGTCTTCAGATGAGGTAAAAAGTTTATATTACTAAATCTTTTTCCATTGGTAGCTTTAGTTAAAACTTGACCCATTTGCTCGGGCTTAAAGAATGGATTATTAATGCAGCATGTTAACTGATAATCATTATTATTGCCATATCTATCTGCCCAAAGTTTGATTATCCTTTCGGTGTGTTTTCTTTTTTCGAACTTGCCTACGATGCCAAAATTAATCCTTCCTTCTAAATATGTCTTATTAGTTTCAAAGAAGTCTGTGTCAAATCCGATTGGGATATATTCAGTATTCTCTACTCCAGATTTATCGAAACAATCTCTAGCATGAGAACTACTAAAGATGCATTTATCCTGTATCTTGCAGATGTTGGTTTCAGTATCTGTAGGTTCATCCGTCTCATAGAAAGTATATAAATATTGAGTTGATCCAACTCTTGACTCGGCGCCATTTATATGCCACATTTTTAGAGATACAGAATCTTTTGATAGATTTGAGAATCTATTATTGTAGGAACTATCTATCCAAGACTTGAAGTCACTGTCAACTTTATCGTAAGCGCTAAAATCTAGAGAGCTACCCATAGGGAAGAATGATATATCTACACTTTTACTGTGCAGGGATTTTAGCATATTATAAGTAACGTTGCCGAAACTCAAGGAATTGATTGGTCCGCTGAAGTTTATTTTGTTCATAATTTAAAATGGCATTTCTTCTTCTTCTACTATTGATTGTATAGTAGGGCTGGGTTGTGGATTTTCAACAGCAACAGTGTTTGACTCTTTCTTTCCGCTAGGTAGGAATCTTACTAGGTCAGCACCAAGGTAGAACTTCTGTCTTGAATTTCCATTCTTATCTTCCCATTTGCTGACTTTGATTTTGCCCTCAACGTAAACACAAGACCCTTTTGATAAAAACTTCTTGCAGTTATCTGCAGTTTTATTCCAGCATTCGGTGTCCATAAATAGCACTTCGTCTTTGGAGCTGTTTATTGCTAGTGAAAATGAGCACTTAGTGTTGCTACTCTCGAATGATTTAGTCTCTGGGTCTTTTGTTAGGTGACCTATTCCTATAAATTTATTTATCATAATTCGTTCTTTAGTTCTCTTTTTATTTTAGTGATTGCTTTGTCGTGGATATTTATACATCCTTGTATGCTAAGCTTTAGCGGCTTGCATATTTTATTCCACGGCATTACGTTGTTTCTCTGCCCTTCTATGTATCTCATTCTGAATATTTTTGAAACCCTAGTGTCAGGATCTTTATTTATTAAATTCATGATCTTACTTAAAACCTCTAGGTCTACTTTTTTATCCTCAGGTTGAGTCTCTGACCTTTTACCAATGTCGGCATAATCCATGTGAACTTCTTTCGAGTTCTTATTTTTATTATATAGGTTTAAGCACAACCACCTCGTCTCATTACCCAGATGGGTTGAAAATTTAGTATTTCTGGAATCATCATATTTTAGCGCCGCTTTATATATGTAGTAATTCCTATCCTTTAGTAGGTCAACTCTATCAGACACTATCCCGGAAGTACTAGTGGGGGAGTAATTATTCACCATTGTTATGAATATACCACTATGACGTTGAACCAATTCACCCAAGCTTTGCTCGGGCTCTACACCAACCTGCAAATTGCAGACCAGCTCATTATCGGATAAGGAGTTTATTTCCATTTTTTATTTAGAATAAATGATAGACTAACATATAATCATAGTAATGTCAAGCAAAAATAAAGAAAAAAATCGCGCGCGCTTGGTCTTCGTAAGATATGAGGTCTCCGTAAGAATTACTAATTGATTAGACTAACGTGAGACAAATAAGATTAACATGAGAATAGCTTCAATAGCTAAAGCTTTTGAAGCATTATAACATAAATTAAGAAAATGTCAAGTGAAAAAATATTAATTGTGAATTTTGGCGGAATGGGTGACATCCTCAACACGACGCCGATTGCTACACACTACAAAAAAGCATCAAAAGACAACCATGTGTCCTTCTTAACTAAAGGAAAATACAGGCATATTATTGAAAACAACTCAAAGATTGATTCGGTGCTTACTTTAAACGAAGGCCTAAATGACTACCCACCATTTCCTTTATCTCGACTCTTTAAGGGTCAAATCAACAGTGGCGTATTGAATATTGAGGATTTTAGTCAAATAATTTTTCCAGCTCCATACATGTGGTCGGAATATGATGGAACGCCCAAGGATCGACTGCTTAGGATTATTAAGGATAAATCTAGCGGGATAAAGGATTGGAATTGCGATTTTATACCACATGTAGAGTTATCCACTAGAGAGAAGAGTGAAGCAAAATCTTTTCTAGATAAATTACCAAATAGGCCGATAATTATGCTTGAGTATGAATTCCTTTCTCAGCAAAGCTTCATGAATCTAGATTGCATCTTAATGATCTTGAAATTCTACAAAGGAACTGGTTTTAATATTATTTTTTCAGGTAAAAATAAACCCAAATACTTGGATACTGTCGACCTGGAGCTTGGTTTAAATTTATTTCATTATTCCGGCTCATTCATGTCTAATGCCGAGATGTACAATTCTGTGGATTTATTCATTAGCTGCTCTTCTGGAATAACTTGCTTAACTTCAAGCGATTATTGCGACTCAAATATACCAAGGATAGAGTTAGTTAAAGGGGAACATTGGTCTACAAAAGATTTTACCCACCATAAGAATAAAACAATAATATATAAAGCCGACAATCTAGATTTAGCGCTAAGCAGATACCCACTTAAATAATACAATGAAAAAGAGGGCGTTAATACTACTTGGCCACCAACAAGCAATGGTTAACTTCTGTGCTTTATTTAAGAGCATCGGGGTGGATACTTTTGCTCCACCTTTCATCAGCGATGAAGAAAAAAATTACGAATCAACCTACAGAGAACACTCCACCATCTTAAACGAAGAATTAACTAATAGATATAATTTATTCAATAAAAACATGTCTAAAGAAGGCGCTGACGCAATATGCAATATTATTGCTTCAATGAACTTTGATTTTATAATTTCTTATTTTTTTGTACCAGAAAAGCTAAACTTAAGACTAATGGACCTTAATTGCCCTAAATACTTCCTAATATGGGGGGACGGGGTCTTACCCTCAGAAACGGGGTACGAAGGATTAGCTCAATTCAATACTAAATTTATCAACTCTAATAGCTCTAGGTATATTTTTTGCCACAAACACTTACTTCCAATCGCCACTAAAAACCTACCAACGAATAAGTTCGCTCAACTTAATATACCAATTAAAGATATGTGCGAACTAGAAAACTCTTGGGCTTGTAGTGATGAATCAAACAACAAGGTTTTAATAGTGTGTAGTAGAGTTTTCTCAAGACAACAAACGTGCATAAAAGTGTTAGCAAGCTGCAGGGACTGGTTGTTATCCTTATGCAAAGCCAATCCTGATATTGAGTTTGTTCTGGTTGGAAAAGATAACTCAAATATTCCAAACGGCATGGTTCCAGAGAATCTATCTGTACATGAATGTGGTCATATTAACGAGGTGTTTTCATTTATGCAAAGATGTAAACTAATGTTCAATTTTCATCCAATACTACTAGGGGTGTCTAATGGTTTAGTAATACAATATTCTCAAATCGAAGCTTCCTGCATAGGTATACCAATACTTCATTGCTCAACAACAAGAATAACCGACCATATTGGTTTTAATTCGGAGTTTATATTTGAATTTAAAAACCACCCTCATCTATACTTCGACCATCAATCTGCATCAATAAAATTACAGAATCTTTTAACAAAGAGTAGGGTTAAGCTTAAACAATTATCTTCTTACCAATCATCTTTATATAATAATTATAAAATCTCTAATATAAAACACAAATACTTGAGTTCCTTTTTCTAGCTCTTAACTTGATATGATTTGCATAACCCAAGACCTAGCATCACTACAGACATATGCTCACGAAACTTTATCTATTTTTTCTAGATGCGGAATAGGGGATCTATTAATCTTAAGAGATTACGTGATGCCAACACATAAATCTAACCCACTTAAAAAATGCGAGCATTGGGCTAGTTTTGTCGGTGGCGGCGATACCCCCCTATTCATAGGTGGGAAAAAATTCTTGCATCTACGTTTTTTAAAACGACCATTTGAACAAAGATGTCAACAGATACCTGATTATCTTAACTCCGTCTTGGTCCCTTTTATTAAAAAAATATTTCCATCTGACGCGAATATCTTTATATCTTTGGCATTAAACCCCAATGGACCAATAGGAGGTAATTTTTTTGGTGATGAATTGTACTTTCAGGGTTTTGCCGGAACCCAGGACGTTTTAGCCTCACAAGTTTTTCCCGACCTACCTCATCAAAACTTATCAAATGAATTATTCGAAGGGATTAATATAACCACAGAGATGGCTCACTTCTCTAAAACTAAATATATCTGCATCCACACCAGGAACAGAAGCCTAAACCCCCCGGATAAACAATTTCTACATAGTTTATTGTTTGGCGTGATAGGTTCTTCTAACTATAAAGTTTGCCTCGTTGGTGAAAGGACTGATATGTGTAACTTTAGTTCTATATACGGGATTTGTAGAAGTTTAATACCAGCAGAATCGCTAGTTGACTTCACTAGTGCTGGGTTTACCTTAAACAACTTAGCCATTGACTCTTTTCTATCATCGCGCTCCAGTCTTTGTATAGCTTTCGGTATAGGTGGTAATGTGGTTATGAACTCTTACGCTAAAACTACCACACATACTTTTGTGGACCTTGGGTCGGATCATCCATTTTTTAACGCAAAAAACCCCACATTAATTTACGACAATAAATCTTCTTTTTTATTAAAAATAGGGCAAGCGTTAAATTCTCTATGATTTTTTATGAACTTCACGCATGTAGACACCAGGGACACTTCTTTATTAAAAATTTTTATATCCAAACTGGGTGCTTCTTCTAACACGTTTCGTTACTTTGAGTCTAGGGATTTAGATTCTTGCTTACCAAATCATGAGAAAACCATTTTATTGGTTGATCACTCGAAGCCCATAGGTTACGGTCATTTAGACAGAGACCGATCTGATAAAAAAATATGGTTAGGAATTGCATTACTTAAAGATTTCACCGGAAAGGGTTTTGGAAAAAAAATAATGAGAGAACTCCTAGAAGATTCATCTGAGGATATATATCTATCGGTTGACACAGCTAATATAGCGGGGCAAAAATTATATTTAAAATTTGGATTTGAAATTATTAAATCTAATTCTATTATTATTTATATGAAGAAAAGTTATGCATAAAATCTACGAGCCCTATCTACCCAGGAAAAGCTTAGAGTACGCCAAAGAAGCTATTGATAGCGGTTGGATTTCTTCCCTAGGTGATTATCCAGAAAAAAGCTCAAGACTTTTAGGCGAAAAACTTGGAGTAAAATATGCACTCCCTGTAAACAGTGGAACCTCAGCTACTCACCTTACCGCTATATCTTTAAAGAAATTTTTCCCAAATATTGATGAGGTTTTAGTTCCAAGCGCTTGTTATATCGCAGCATACAATTCTTTAATCTATGAAGGTTACAAAAACATTGTTGCCATCGACCTAGACATTGACACATGGAATATGTCAATTGATAAAATAAAATTAAATAAAAATTCAGCAATCATGGCCGTTCATAATCTCGGGGGGATTATAAATGTTCCAAAGTTATTAAAAAATCACAATTCTCCGATTATTGAAGATAATTGCGAAGGTTTTTTTGGTAAATATGAAGGTAACCCTTCTGGATCAAAGAGTTTTTGCTCGTCTCTTTCGTTTTTTGGAAATAAAAATATAACTAGCGGAGAAGGAGGAGCATTCTTAACTAACGAGAAGGATGTTTATGAATTTGCCCTCAAGATTCATGGTCAAGGCCAAACATCAACCAGATACATCCATGACGAATTAGGCTATAACTACAGAATGACCAACATTCAAGCTGGTTTACTACTAGGCCAACTAGAAGAATATGAATACATATATAGCGAAAAGAAAAGGGTATTTGATCGTTATTCGCAAAACTTAAAAAATCAAACCTTCCTATCGCTGCAATCGGCGGAAGATGGCTGCGATCATTCAATGTGGATGATTGGGGTTAGGTTTCATTGCGCTAAATCATTTGCTAAATCTAGTCATTTTTTTAAATCTAACAATATTGAGACTAGACCTATGTTTTATTCTTACGATAAACACACACACTTATCCCTAAAGGGTTCCCACACTAATTCAGATATATTGCAAAATCAAATTGCCGTATTCCCTTCTCATATTTTTTTAAAAAACGAAGAGATTGATGAAATTTGTGATAGAATTATTGCATACAATTCTTTAGTTTTCCAAAACTGGGCAGATAAAAACGATTTAATCTAATAACTCAACAACAACTATGTCAGATACACTAGGATCATTAATAGATAAACTCTCCACGGTTGATTTAAAAATGTGGAATAACCAAGAATTACTTTATGAAATTAGGCGCATGTCCTTTGATGAGTACAAGGAAAAATACTTCGACAATAAAGAAGGCGCAGAGAACTTATGGCAATCTTTAAAGAAGTGCTGCGACCTGAATGTTCAAAGAAATCAGCTAATAGATGAAGTTGACGAAAAAATCATTGAAATAATTCATTCGTATATGGCGGGAGAAGAATTAGATTCAGTAAAATTCATACAAAGAAAGCACAAAACATATTAATTTATGAAAAAAATAATTATAACAGGAGTAACAGGTCAAGACGGAAGTCACATGGCTGACTATTTATTAAAGAACACTGATCATAAAATTTATGGTTCGGTACGTAGGCTGAGCGTTAAAAACCACGAGAATATCTTGCACCTAGAAGACAATCCTAGATTTGAGCTAATCAATATGGACCTCAATGATGCGCACAGCATTCGGGATGTAATACTAGACATTAAGCCAGACTATTTTATTAATTTTGCAGCTCAATCTTTCGTAGCTGGAAGCTGGGATTACCCAATCCAGACATGGGATACTGATGCTGATGCGGTTCTGCATATCATGGAATCCATAAGAAGATTTGCTCCGGAATGCAGATTTTATAATGCTGGATCATCTGAAGAATTCGGAGATGTAGTGTGTGTTCCTCAAGATGAGAACCACCCACTAAGACCACAATCTCCCTATGGTGCCGCCAAGTGCGCGGCCAGGCACATTGTCAGGGTCTACAGGGAGTCTTACAATTTATACGCAGTACAGGGTTGGCTATTTAATCATGAAGGCACTCGTCGAGGCCTTGACTTTGTAACCAGAAAAATCAGCCACAGTATAGCAAAAATTAAAATTGCTCTAGAAAATGGAAAAGATATACCTATTCTTCAACTAGGCAACCTTGACGCCAAGAGAGACTGGAGTGATGCCGAAGATTTTATGTCTGGAGTGTGGATCATGCTCAACCAAGACAAGCCTAAGAATTACGTATTGGGTAGCGGGGAAATGCACACTGTAAGAGAATTCCTAACCAAGACTTTAGAGTTCGCAGAAATAGATTTCTACTCTGAGGGCCAAGATGATAATGAAAAATTTTACACAAAAAAGGGTAAGTTATTCTTTGAGGTTAGCTCAAAATACTACAGGCCAGCTGAAGTCCACAAGCTTTGCGGAGACTGCTCTCTTGCTGAAAAGGAACTTGGCTGGGTCAGGAAAGTAGACTTCTTTGGGCTTGTCTCTAAGATGTACCATAACGATTATTCGTTATTGTCTAAGTGAAGCAAGAAAAAATATTCATAGCTGGCCATCGCGGAATGGTCGGTTCTTCTATACTTGGCAAGCTTCAACGCTCAAACTATTCCAATATTGTAACAAGAACCAGGCAAGAGATGAACCTAATGAATAAACATAAGGTTTTGGACTTCTTTAGGGATGAAAAAATTGACACAGTAATTCTTTGCGCGGCTAAAGTTGGCGGAATTCTGGCCAACAATACATACAGAGCAGACTTCCTTTATGATAATTTACAAATTTCATCAACAATAATAAAGGCTGCGCAAAAGTTCGGAGTCAGGAAGTTAATCAACTTAGGTTCTTCATGCATATATCCAAAGCATGCAGACATACCAATTAAAGAAGAATACTTGTTAACCGGTCCACTCGAACATACCAATGAGCCCTATGCTATAGCTAAAATAGCGGCGCTCAAAATGTGCGAAAGCTTCTACGATCAATATGGTTGCAACTTTTACTCGGTAATGCCGTGCAATCTATACGGCCCTAGGGATAATTTTGATCTAAAGAGTTCGCATGTCCTGCCTGCTTTAATAAACAAAATACATTGCGCAAAAGAAAAAGGCGATAAATCAATAGAAGTATGGGGATCTGGCAAGCCCCTACGTGAATTTTTATATGTCGAAGATTTGGCTGATGGCGTTATCCATTGCATGGAGAACATAAACGCAGAGGACATATATAGCGATGGCGTTTCCCATATAAATTGTGGATCAGAACACGAGGTTACGATATTAGAATTAGTGCATTTGATCAAAGACGCAATCGGCTATGATGGAGAAATAGTATTTGACAGCTCTAAGCCGGACGGAACTTTTAGAAAAAAAATGGACAACACAAGAATTAAATCAAAAGGATTTTCGCCAAAAGTCACATTAAAGGATGGGATAGTTAAAACATACAAATGGTATCTAGAAAATTTAAATATTGACTGCGATCAAGTGTAACATTAATTATGTCAAAGAAAAAATGTTTAGTTACAGGTGGTGCCGGATTTATTGGCGGCCATCTTGTTGAAAGATTACTTAAAGCCGGACACGATGTTATCGTGGTTGATGATGAATCCTCCACAGCAAATTCTAATTTCACATGGAGAGATGATTGCGAAAACCACAAAGTAGATATCTGTGATTTTGAGAAACTTAATCCACTCTTCAAGGGTGTTGACTTGGTTTTTCATTTAGCTGCTAGGTCCAGGATACAAATTTGCGTACAGGATCCAGCTGATGCTGTCAAGAACAACTCACTAGGAACCTGCAACGTTCTTCAGGCCGCAAGATTAAATGATTGCAAAAAAGTAATGTTCGCAGGAACATCTTCTTGCTATGGGCTCAAAAACCCAATTCCCCTAAGAGAGGATATGCCGAATGATTGCTTAAACCCATATTCTGTAAGCAAGTCTAACTGTGAAGAGCTTTGCAAAATGTATACAAAACTTTTTGGGCTACAAACTGTTCTATTTAGATTCTTTAACGTCTATGGCGAGCGTCAGCCTTTAGCTGGAGATTACGCGCCAGTTGTCGGCTTATTCTTTAGGCAAAAAGAATCGGGCGAAGCAATGACTGTTGTCGGAGATGGCCTTCAAACTAGAGACTACACTCATGTCAAAGACATAGTCGAGGCGATGTTTCTGGCTGGAGAATCGCATGACAAGAAAATCGTGGGAGAGCTTTTCAACCTCGGAACTGGCACAAATCATTCAGTCTTAGACTTGGTTAAATTAACTGGAGGTGAGCACGTTCATATCCCGGCAAGACCAGGAGAGTCAAGAGAAACTCTTGCAGACAACACTAAGGCTAAAACTATGCTCGGATGGAATCCATCTCGTAAAATAGAAGATTGGATTGAAAAGAACAGACCAAATTAAAATCGGAGTTATAGGGAATGGCTTCGTTGGTTCTGCAGTCGCCAACGGATTTTCGTCCGAAGAAGTAAAGGTGTATGATAAAAATCCAAACTCCTCGACTCACTCGCTTAGAGATGTAATACTTCAGGACTTTGTTTTCATATGCGTCCCAACACCAATGAGGGATGTTATGGGAGATGACTGCAATCTATCAATTATAGAATCCTGCTTTAGCGAAATTAAATCTATTGGATCTAACGCCACCTTCATAATAAAATCAACTGTTCCAATTGGGACAACCGACAGCCTACAGGAAGCGCATCCGGAATTACATATAATCCATTCCCCAGAATTTCTTACCGCTAAATTAGCAAAAGAAGATTTCATTAATGCAGATAGGCACATAATAGGCTACACTAAATACCAGCACGTCGCACAGGAAGCTGCTGGCTTATTCAAATACAATTTCCCTGATGTGCCATGCCTTATAATGAAAAGCGTTGAGTCTGAATCTGTAAAGTATATCGCTAATTGTTTCTTTGCTACCAAGGTTAGTTTTTTCAATGAGATACACTTGCTGATTGATAAACTTGGATTAGATTGGGACTCTATTATTAATGGAGTTATTAGCGACAAAAGAATAGGTGAGTCCCACTATCAAGTTCCCGGTCACGACGGAGACAAAGGTTTTGGCGGCACATGCTTTCCAAAAGACATTAATGCATTAATATCCACCTTTGAGAAAAATGGGTTAGATGCGAAACTTTTAAAATCAGCATGGTCAGTTAATCTAGACGTAAGAAAAGACCTGGACTGGGGAAACTCAACTTCTGCCGTAGACAATAGCGATTCATAAATTTAACAATAAGCACACTAGGGATTCCCACATTCATCCTTGGTTCTCTTATTGTTAATAAATTATTTTCGTTTTTACTTGATCTACACGTTTTTTTATGTTAGTATGTTTTCTTTAGCAAAACTTACATTTTTTATAAAACAACACAACCCCTTAGTGTAAAAACAATTTCATGAATATTAAAGTTAAGAAAAGAAACGGCCGCCTAGAAGAATTTGAAGTAGATAAAATAAACGCCAGCGCATTAAGAGCGTGCAGTGACATAGACAACGTTTCTCCAAGCGAGATAGTACTAGATGCACAGTTGCAATTATTTGATAAAATAACTACTATCGAAATAGACAAAGCTTTGGTTTTATCTGCTAGAGAAAAAATAGAAAAAGAGCCAAACTATTCTTACGCTGCTGCAGGTTTACTATTAAACTGCTTATACAAAGAAGTATTCAAAGAGGGGGTTGACTCAGAAGCTTTCCAGTCACAATATAGAAAAAGCTTCATACAGAACATTAAAAAATTAGTAAAGCAGGAAATGCTAGACGAAAGATTACTTGGATTTGATTTTGCTAAACTCTCAGAGGCGCTAAAGATAGACAGAGACAAGAAGTTTAAATACTTAGGAATCCAGATACTATTTGATCGTTACTTCATAAGAAGTGAAAAGAAAATAATGGAAACTCCTCAAGCTTTCTGGATGAGAGTTGCAATGGGTCTAGCCATCAACGAAGAAGATAAAAACGAAAAAGCAATAGAGTTCTACAATCTGTTCAGTCAATTTTTATACACAGCCTCTACTCCCACACTATTCAACAGCGGTACAACACACTCACAGCTTAGCTCTTGTTACCTTAATACTTTTGATGATAGTATTGATGGTATATTTGATGGGGCCTGGCAAGAAGCTAGAAAATCCAAGTTTGCTGGTGGTTTAGGTTTTGATGTAACTCCATTTAGGTCTTCAGGCTCCCACATCAAGGGAACAAATGGAACTTCTGGAGGTTTAATTCCATGGTTGAAAATTTACAACGACTTGCTGGTTGCCGTAAACCAAGGCGGAAAGCGCCCAGGTGCAGGTTGCGCATACCTAGAACCTTGGCATTTAGACTTTGAGGACTTCTTAAACTTAAGAAGAAATACTGGTGACGATAGACTTAGGTGTCACGATATGAATACTGCTTCATGGATTCCAGATATCTTTATGAGGAAAGTTGAAGCTAATGAAGATTGGTATTTCTTTGACCCAAACGAAAAGCTCATTGATAGTGAAGTAAGTCTACATGATTCCTTCGGCGAAGACTTTGACAATAAGTATAACGCAATGTGCCAATCAGCAGAAGACGGAAATGTTAAAAACTTCAGAAAAACCCCAGCAAAAGAGTTGTGGAAAAAAATGCTCAAGGTATTATTTGAGACATCACATCCTTGGTGTACCTTCAAGGATCCGTGCAATATAAGATACACCAATCAGCATGAAGGAGTTGTCCATAGTAGTAATCTATGCACAGAAATAACACTCCACACTAAAGCCTCTAAATATAAATCCGGCGAGAAGACTGAAATTGGAGAGACTGCTGTATGCAACTTAGGATCAATAAATCTACTCAACCATGTGGAGGAGAAGTCCACGCACGGCAAGTCTGGTTATTTTGTTAATTACGATAAACTGAAATCAACAATACATACAGCTGTAAGAATGCTTGATAATGTTATTGATATCAACTTTTATCCAACAAAGGAAGCTGCTAACTCAAATCTGAAAAATCGCCCTATAGGTCTAGGCATGATGGCGATACACGACGTGCTTCATAAATTAAATATTAATATTGATAGCGATGAATCTATTAAATTCAATGATGAATTGTTTGAGTTTTATTCTTGCCAATCCATATACGCTAGCTCCATACTGGCTAAGGAAAGAGGATCCTATGAAACTTATGAAGGCTCACTATGGAGTCAAAATATTTTCCCAATTGATTCCTACAATAACCTAATGTCCTACAAGGGCCAAACGCCATCTGGTAATGGTGAAACCAAGAAAGACGAGTGGGAGATCTCAAGGCGACATGTTTCTGAATTCGGTATGAGAAACTCTAATGTTATGGCTATTGCGCCAACTGCAACCATAGGTTATATTAACGGAGTAGAGCAAAGCATTGAGCCCAACTTTTCCGTACTCTTTGTTTATGAAAATAAAAGCGGCAACTTCTTTATCACTAACCAGCATTTTATTGATGACATGAAAGACGAAGGCTTGTGGAGTCCCGAGGTGGCAAAGCTAGTCAAGGATGTTGATGGAGATCTTTCTTTACTTAATGGCGATATCCCACAGTGGATAAAGGAAAAATACAAAACCGCCTTTGACAGGGATATGTTCAAGTTAATAGAATGCAACGCAGCTAGGCAAAAATGGCTCGACCAAGCAATTAGCTTTAATTTATACAACAACTCAACGTCCTTGAAGTACTTAAATGACATTTATATGGAGTGCTGGAAATCAGGACTAAAGACAACGTACTATTTAAGGAATAGGGCCGCCAGTAAGGTAGAGAAGTCGACCTCCGAAGATTCAAATTCTTCTAGCTCTCAAACCGCCTGCAGTATTGAAGCGATGAAGAATGGTGGAGAATGTGAAAGCTGCCAATAGAAGAGCTTCTGGCGTTGCTGTACTATTTGAAAATTCGGTACTATTAGCCAAGAGGTCAGAAAAGTGCTATGTTACCGGAAAGTCATATCCTTACGGAGGTTACTGGTCTGTGTTCGGTGGATCAATAGATGAAGGCGAAACTCCAATTGAGTGCGCTGGAAGAGAATTACTGGAAGAGTCAAAAATATTTGTAGACTTTAAATTTATTGAGTTTATCGATGTAATAAGAGATGAATATTGTGATTTTTACTTTCATATACATAGGTCCAATAAAATAGTGGTTCCACAGTTATGCCAAGAACATAGTGAGTTTGGTTGGTTTAAAATCAACGAGCTAGTAAACTTCCAAGACTTGATAGATCCCAACATAGTTAACCTCTTAGATGGTATATAATTGCACTTTAATGTGTATTTATATACATGAGAAAAAAACTAATACAATCGATAGCGTCCTTATTACTAGACAATCCAGTATCTAAATACGTTAAAAAGAATAAATTTTCAGAAAAAAAATTAAATGTTTCTGAACATCCTGCAGATAAAAGAGATTGGGTTCACGTCTCTGAGTATTTAAAATCCGAAAGTGTCAACAGTAAGGAATTCTCCAGAAGATCACTATGCGTAAGCGTCGCTAACCAAGGGTCAATAGGTTCATGCGTGGGCCACAGCGGAAGGGTTGTTCTTGGTTCGGCTAGTGCGTTCAAGAACGAAGAGCCAAGCCCTATGTGGATATACAAGACCGCTAAAAAATACGACCCATGGGCCGGTGAAGATTACTCAGGAACATCAATCAGGGGTGCTGCTAACGCATTAATAAACGAAGGTTGCTGCTTTGAAAGCTTTTGGCCATATATAGATAGCGAATCCAGTAACCCCAAAGAAGGAGCAAAAGAAGACGCTGGACTCAAAAAGATTAGCTCCTACCACGTTATACCCTGCTCTGAAACAGAAGAGATTAAAAGGATGGTGATTGACCGGCCACTTTGGTATGCATTCAAAGTCAGGGATTACTTTTTTTCCATTGGCTATGACGGCATTGTTGATACAGAAAAATACCTAGCATCAGAGGTTGCAGGTGGCCATGCGGTATGCCTCATTGGTTGGAAGTATATAAACGACAAGCTTTACTGGGAATTTCAAAACAGTTGGGGTTTATTTTTTGGAAACTCTGGCTACTTTTTTATGGAGGATTCCTTATTTAAGTCCTCTATCATGAACTCTATTGGCCCTTACTATGTAGAGTTTTCGGATGGGTTTGTTAACCCAAAACCAATTGACCCCGAACCAGAACCAGAGCCTGTTGAACCAGAGCCTGTTGAACCAGAGCCCATAGAACCAGAGCCAGAGCCTGTTGAACCAGAGCCTGTTGAACCAGAGCCTGTTGAACCAGAGCCCATAGAACCAGAACCAGAGCCTGTCGAACCAGAACCAGAGCCTGTAGAACCAGAACCCAAGAAAAGCAAAAACATACCATTGATAATTTGCGCAATAGTTGTGATTCTGGCATTGATCATATCCTCTAGTTAATGAATTTAATCATAGATTCAACTCTATCCGAACCACCCAGCGAGATATCCTGTTTCAGGGACGTGACTATGTATAGTAAAGTGTTTCATTTTGAAAACGTACTGCTTTCCTGCAAGATGGGTACAAGATCTATGTACTGGAATTGGTTGAAGAATAACGGCGCTCATGATTTCATCTCCTATGTTCTCCACGAGGGGGAGCTGGAGTCTGGCGCATTAATCCATCCCAAAAAAGGAGATATAGTTGTAGATAGAATAAATGCACTAAACCTAAACTACATAATAACTAGACTCAAAAAAATATCAGACAATTTATAAATGAAAAAATATCTATTAATTTTAATTATCCCTTTTTTGCTTAATTGTTCTACATTTAAAAAAAGTAAAAACACAAATAACCCGACAAGCATACAACAAGTTATACCAAGTATTAATGATTTCAATAAAGCTGATATAAATAAAGACCAAGTTATAGATAAAAATGAATCAATTAAATTTTTTAATAAAAACAATTCAATAGACTACGATACTCCTTTTGCAGTTTTCTCTATACTGTCAACTATTGTTATGGTTATTTGTTTTTGGCCGATAGTTTATTCTTATTTAACGTCGTTAATTAAAAGATTTAAGAATCGTTCTTGATTTTTTTTTGCTTGACCTTTCTTGTTTTTTGTTGTATAGTTGTGTGATCTAATTATTAATCGCATTCGTTATACTATACATGAAAGATAAAACAGGAGAACTTTTAACAGACAATATCGCCGGGGTAAACAGAATATTGCCCCATAAACATAAATATGCATGGGACTTATTCCTTAAAAGCTGTGCAAATAACTGGATGCCCACTGAAATATCTATGCAAAACGATATAGCTCAATGGAAAAACAATGAAATTACAGAAGATGAAAAATTACTTGTCAAACGATGTCTTGGATTTTTTGCAGGAAGTGAGTCTTTGGTTGGCAATAATTTGCTTTTGTCCGCTTTTCGTTATATTACAGACGCTGAGTGTCGCCAGTATATATTGCGTCAAGCTTTTGAAGAAAGTCTTCACAACCTAACTGTTGTATACATATGCGATAGTCTTGATTTAGAAATTGACGAGGTCTATGCGGCCTATCAAAATGTTCCAAGCATTAAAGCTAAGGATGACTTCTTGATGCAGATTACTGACGATATTAGTTCTAATGACTTCAACTCAACTAGCATTGAGGGCAAGCAGGCTATATTAAGAAACTTCTTGACCTACTGGATTATATGCGAAGGTACTTTTTTCTTTAGTGGATTTGCTATGCTTCTTGCGCTTGGTCGTCAAAATAAATTACAGGGTGTTTCTGATCAGATTAAATATACATTGAGGGACGAAAGCTCTCACATTGCATTTGGAACTTATCTCATCAATACTTTAATTGATCAAAACCCCTCTATTTGGACTAAAGAAATTCAAGAGGAATTCATTGAACACATTAAAAAAGCAGTTGACCTTGAAATTGCTTATGCAAAAGATGTTCTTCCCACCGGAATACTTGGGTTGAATGCAGACATGTTCGTGGACTATATGCATTACATTGGTAATAGACGCTTAGAAGCTATAGGATTAGACTACAGGTTCCCTAGCGATAAAAACCCATTCCCTTGGCTAGGAGAGGTTGTTGATGTGCAGGCGATGGGTAATTTCTTCGAAAGAAGAGTCCGCGAGTATCAACAAAGCGGCTCACTAGAAGACGACTTTTAAATTCTAAAAAGCGCCCTGGAGATTCACCCTATCATCTTGTTTGATCAAGATTCTGATATTCATCTTCAAGGCGCTTAATTCTTACGTGTAATATATATTATGGCAAAAGTTCCATTATACACATTAAGCAATACTAGCGGCGAAAGCGGAATCTTCCAGAACCTAGACAGTGATGTGTCTGACCTAGGTCAGGTTTCCGCATCATCTATTTCTAGCTCAAGTATTTCTTCGATTTCTGCCAGCTTGGGGTATTTGATTCTTGACTATGATAATATTCCTACTGTTGACCCCTTGGTAAGGGGGGCTGTATGGAGAGATGGCTCTGATTTCTTGAAAATTAGTAGTGGGTAAATATCAATATTATTTTATAATATTGTATATTGGACGATTATAAATCAAAACTACTAAGAAAGCTAAAGGCTAAATGTTCTGAACTCAATAACGAGTTATCGGAAGTTAACTCTATATACGAAGAGTCAGTGCCTATATTTTGTTCTGAGGTTTGTGATTATTGCAGTAGAAACGACCTACAAAACCCACTAGAAAAACTCAAAGAAGATAAAGAAAAGAAGGGTGAGCCTGAAGTTGCGCCTGAATTTAAATCCTTATACAGAAAGATAGCAATCGAAACTCACCCAGATAAAGTCGCCAATAATGATAAAAAACTAGACGCATACCAAGAAGCAACAGAGGCAAAAAAAGAAAATAAGATTGATAAACTAGTCTCAATAGCTAAAGATTTAAAAATAGACTTGAATAAAATGAAGTTCTCAGACATTAAATTCATAGAAGCAAGCATAATTAAAACCGAAAAGACCATATCTGACATTAGAAACAGCTATGTATGGCTATGGGCCTTCTCCTCCAAAAAAGAAAGGGGAGATATTATAGTAAAATTTATACTCAATAATGTGTAATCTAACTAACGATGCTCTGTACGATTTCAACTATTTTTTATTTTTCTCTATTTCTTTGGGATTTTAAATTAATTAATAATTCATAATTGACTGTGCTTAATTTACTTTATGGATTACAATGGCATTTTTAATTATAAAAAAAACCGCTAAATTAATAGTCAAAAAACTATCAAAACTGGTAGTCAATAAGGTTGACCTCCCTCCAGCTCCACCAACTTAATGATATCTTATTTTAAAAAAAAACTAAATAAAGCTAAAACAGCATACGAAAATAAAAGCCTTCAAATATTAAAATACCTAGATAGAGAATTAAACTACGAACAATCACTTAAATACTACACTGAACAACACAAAATAAAAGAACTAACAATGGAATACAAATCTTACAAATTTGAAAACGAAATTCATAGCCTTAGCTCTATGCCAGAAACAGCTATCGAAGAAATAATAAGAATCAATAAAAGGATTACTGAGCATACTTGGGGAGTTATTCTCGAGGCCGACAAAGTTAGTGACATTAATGTTTATATCGCGCAAATGAATAAAGTTCAAATCAATGCGAGAAAGGCTAATTTCTTTGTGGTCACCGACTCGGAAGATATTCTTTTAAAATTAAATGATGCGTTTAACTGGATGAATAAGATTTTTTACATAGTTCCAAATACATACAATCACAACATAGATAAACAATACAGAAATAGTATAAATTTTCACTGCTTAAAGCATCTTGAAAAGCACGTATCCACTCCAGGATCTATGCACATGAACATGTTAAAAGAAATTGGAGGTATACAAGTTACAGTGCCTAATCAAAATCGCGTTTTCTGTTTTAACTCTAAAAGATTAGTCCCAGGATCATGAAAAGAATATCTTACGTATTAGTTTCTAGAAATGATAATTATAATGGTGATTCGGTTGGCCGTTGTGTCAACACAGTTAATCATGCCTGTGAAATCATTGCAAAGAATAATGTTGTTGATCAATCCGAAGTCCTACTGGTTGATTGGTGCTCTCGTAGCGGCTCTTTAAGGGAGTCCATATCCTCTAGATTAGTCCCAGAAGCTAAAGGTCTACTTAAAATAGTTACCGTGTCACCTGAGATAGCTGACAGGCACCAGGGAGACTCTCCATTCTCAGAGGTTCACGCAATGAATGTTGGATTCAGAAACATGGAGGGCAAACATTTTGCGAGAATCGATCAAGACACCTTGATAGGTCAAAGGTTTATGGACTGGTTCTACCATGAGTATGAAGTTAAAGATTATGGTTGGAGCTGGCCAAGGGCGGCGTTTTGTAGTCGTAGAAATTTAAGTGAAGATCAATCTCATCACTCTGTTTTTAGGGATTATATATATGATCAACAATTATCCAGGAAGGTTGATATTTGTCACGAGCATAATCACTATAGCCGATTGATGCCAAACGGCGAAGTTTTTCCTTTTTATGGCGGTGCAGTTGGTGTTATGATGGTTGACAGAGAATGCTACCTTGAGAACAAAGGGTTTAATGAAAAGCTGGTTTACATGAATAGCATGGATACAGAGTTCCTTAATCGTATTGCCGCAAAAGAAGATATATATAATTTATGTTTATCAATTGACGCTGATTTTTACCATCAAAATCATGACAGATCTGAAGGAGCATCTAACGATACCACGCAGCCTCACGCGCAACAAGAAGGGGAGCGCAAGACTAACGACCTGGACATCAGAAACAAAATGATAGACAACCCGAACCCAGACAACTGGGGCTTGATTGACGAAGATTTAGAAATAACCATGATATGAGTAACGTAATATATATTATTAACAACCTACCCTCTGATACGGATTTTGCAAATCCAGGCTATCAAGATGTAGCGTGGGTGCCACACTGCTTAAAGTCCCTAGAGAGATACGCATCAAAGATAAATTGCGACCTCAAGATTATCTCAATGAATGATTTCCCAGCATTCAAAGAAATAGATGATTACAACTTTAGCTTCTACCAGAAGAGCACCTTTATTAAGATTTTATTCTTGCATGAATTCATGAAGACTAGCTATGATAAGTTTGCGCTTCTTGATCTTGATATGGTTGTCAGTAAAGACGCTACAGATATTTTTGAAGCCTACAAGGAAAACGATTTTGTTATGGGATACGGATTCCACCCAGCAGTTGTGCAGAAGAATGAAATTTTCCTAAAGAAATACTTAAAAAGCATACCGGAAGATGAAAATGTATACTGGCATAATGAAAAAACAAACAGAGATATACCAAAATACAATTTAAATTTAGGTTGTTATGTCATGGGTAGAGAAGTTGTAAGAAAAATGACCAAGGTATTACCAGATCAATATAACTTCGTTGACTTTTTAAAGAGCCATGGACTTATAGATAATCCAGTCTTAGAAGTATTGGGGGAGAGAAAAGATTTCATCGATCAAGATCTGTACGGATACGCATATACAAAAACAGACATACTTCAAGAACATAAACCTCTAGACTGGATCTGGAACGCGAACTATCAAGCCTGCTTTCAAAAAGGAGAAGACAATAAAGCGTTCAATCTATGTCACCTTTGCGGGGAAGACGGAAAGCAGTTCCTTTTAGATAATCTAGAAAATCCAGAAGTAATGGATCGTATCGATGTATAGTCACGAACATAAATTTATATACGTTCACATACCCAAGTCTGCAGGAACTTTTGTAAAGCATTATTTGCTTTCTAACATAGAGTCAGATTATGCAAAGAACCAAAACCAGCAGGATTATGATGACAAATATCACGTGACCTGCGAAAGAGCTCTTAATGCTATCGCGCAAGACGTGCCAGATTACGAAGATTACTTCAAGTTCACAGTTGTTCGTAATCCATTTGATAGAGTCGTATCAATGTTTTCTTATCTTGGTGGATGGAAGTTTGATTATTTTGTTGAAAACAATATAGAATCACCAATGATGCCTTATGTTCAGAAATTTCACCAGTATTATATGTCTGATGACTTTGATGGTTTTATCAAATACGCCTACGAAGAAAAAGCTATTCTAAAATTCCACGCTGGATATTACGAAAACTATGTTGACCGCATAAAAATTAATGGAGATATTGCTATTGATAAGTTTTATAAAATGGAAAACATAGAGGGATGCCTTTATGCATTAAAAGATGTTTTTGGGTTTAGTAGCTCCTCCGGGTTCGATGACTGGCGAAAAAATAGCAGTTCCGAATATAAAAAGAAAAAGAGCTACAGAGATTACTACTCTGATTACAGTCGTGAATATATAGAAGATCATTTCGTTCGTGATTTAGATTACTTTGGTTATGGATTCTAAATTTGTTATATTTGGTCAGGAACGGGCTGGAACAACTAGTCTGATTTCTGCGCTCAACAAAAACGATAGAATTGTGCACGAGCCACTTTCTTCGTTGACTGGAGATCTTGATCACAACCCTAGGTATGCTGAAATTATCAAGCAACACAAAATGATTCCAGACAACTTGCCTGCCTCCAAAAACATACCATACTTTAATAAGTTTAACAACATTGCAGAAGATAACGATAAACTGTGGGATTTCCTAGACTCATTATTTTGCACATTTGACGGGGTCAAGCATGTGTGGTGTACTTCTTCGGAAGAGGGGAACGAAAACTTTATCTGCTACTGCCAAGCTCATGGAATAAAAATAATCTTCCAGTACAGGGAGAGCGCATTCTACCCCGCTATTTCCTGGCAGCTTGCCAATCAAGTTCAAGTGTGGCAGCTTGGAGAAAACAAAGAGAACAAGGGTTTAGTCGATTCATTTAACTATACCTCCCTAGAGGAGGCTCCAATCAAAAGAAGAGTAGCGTGGTATCAAAAATACCTACCCCACTACCACGAATTGCTTCCTCCCGAAAGTATCGTCTCCAAATACGAAGATCTTTATGGCTTATCAACCTACGAGGAAAGATTAGTTCAGTTCGACAAGATCGTAAACTACCTAGACATAGAAATAGATCAAAACAACGTAGAGAACTTCCTATCTACAGACAGAAGAGTATTCGGCAAAAAAGCCTATGGTAAAATACCAAATTATCAAGAAATGTTTAATAAATATGGCAGTGAGAAAATCATATTATGAGCAAGTATTATTATTTCTCCTGGGATGCTGGCTGGGGCGACACCATATGGCACTTAACTAATGCATTAATTCATTGCGAGAATTCAAAGCAAGATATGCTTATAGATTTGCGGGGCCACTGGTCTAGCAAAGGTGAAAAAAACCTATTTAATGAATACTTCTGCTCTATAGATACCGATATAAACATTATAACTAATGAAGAATCTATAGATCAATTAAAAAAAGATTCAGAAAAACATACAAATAAAACTGTAAAAATCAAAAACCCCTTAAAATCAAAAGAGGATACCGTGTTATTCTACAACACGTTTTCTCGAATTAAGCCCAGTGAATCAGTAACTAATACCGTCAAGGATATAGTGCGGGAAAAATTCAAAGGTAATTACATGGTTGGGGTTCACGCCAGAATGTCCAACGGGGAAGTTAAAAGTCGATTTGAAGGCGCTCGCCCAATGAAGGATGCCGTATTGTTTTATAAAGAAAAGATCGACGATATACTCTTTAACGCTCCTCGTGCTTTTTTGAAATCCTGCAAGGATTATAAATTTTTTATAGCTTCTGATTCGAGCAAATTCGTGGATATATTCAAGGATCAATTTCCAAATACTATTTCAATAGATAGGTATTTTGCCCCTCCGGGTTGCGGCACCGGCCACGAAATAGGAGAAGGCTCAACGGAGGAGCAGTTAAAATTAGAAGAAGTTTACGGTAAGACAAAAATAGCCAAAGAAGCTCTTGTTGATTTCTATTTACTACAGGAGACTAATTTTCTATTCAAGAACTTTAGTCGATTTAATGAGTTCTGCGTATACAAAGGCATGCCAAATTTTCATATAAATTTTCAGGAGAAGTGTTATTAAATGATTAGCCACAGGTATAAATGCATTTTCCTTCATATCCCTAAAGCTGCTGGCACTTCAATTGAGAGACTTTTGTCCGGAGCTGACATAGATATACCCCAAAAAGTTCCAAGAAAACGCGGCTTCTCTCATTTCTTAAACGAGCACCCCGACTATTATGTATTCTCTGTTGTTCGTAACCCGTATGACCGTTTCGTATCTGCATGGAAATGGGGCGAGTTGAAATTTGAAAAAGAAGGCGGCTTACCATTTTACAATAAAGAAAGATCAGTACCATTTGAGGAATATGTTTCGCTAACTACCAATCTCGATTATCGCAACAAGAATAAAAACTTATGGAGCGAATATGATGAATACCACACTTTACCACAGTTTGAATTTTTTCCTCATTTAAATGGCGGTCATTATTTCACAGACACAATAAAGCCTGAATTCACTTGTGATTTTATTGGTCGCTTTGAAAACCTCCACGAAGACCTCAATAAGGCTTGGTCTAGTATTGGCATAAATCAGTTTGACCTACCCCATGCATATAATTCAAAGACGTTCAAAAAAGAAGCCATGTGGTCGAGTGAGTTAAAAGATAAGATGTATAATTATTACAAAAAAGATTTTGAATTATTTAATTACGACAAATGAAATTTTGCATATTCACTCATTTGTTCTTCAGGCCTAATCTTTTTCATTTTGAGGAATGGTTGAAGTATCATATTGATTTCGGCGTAGATCATTTTTATTTTTATGAAAGCTCCCATGCAGGGATTCCCTGCTTACAAAGGGATACTAAACGAGAGATAGACATCCCTATCGTCGGAGACATACCTTACAAAGAAATCTACCGATACTACGACAAAATAAGGGAAAGGTATAAGGATTACTGCACTTTTATTAAATGGCTGCCTAAGAATAAAAACGGAAATTACTTAGAGCATCATCAGATTAATGCTCACGAGCAAGCCACCGCTCTCAATCACTTTTATAAAAATTATGCTAAAAAATACGATAGAGTATCAACCATAGATTGTGATGAATTTTATTATAGCGACAAACACGACAACATTACAAGTTTTTTAGATAAAAACAAACAAGATATTTCGTTATTAGGTTGTAAGTTTTTTGAATCTGTGTTTATTCATGTCGGCGACTTGGTGGCGCAGAAGACAAAATGCTTAGATGAATTCTCAAGGGTTGGCCCTAAATATATATTCAATGCTCAAAACGCAAACTTGATATACAAAAACTCGCCCCACTTCCCTCCCAGTAAAAACAAAACTAGTGTAAATATAAGTCAAGAAGAACTTTGCTTCTATCATTATAAAGTTAATAAAAATGCAAAAATTTCAATAGAACACCACGGCAAACAAAAAATGGAATACACAGAAGACAAATCAATGGCTGAAAAGACCCAGTATTTAAAAGATTATGATTTTATAGCAAAGCCGCAAACAAAACAAAACTTCATCGATTCAGAAGAAGATATATTAGGTTTAGATTTATTTACATGGGACGAAAGATGAACCTTAAAATTATATCATTTTGCAATTACCCTTATAGGGAAATAGCTCTAAATTGGGTCAAACATTTAGAAGCTTTATCTATAGATAATTATGAAGTTTTATGTCTTGACGCTGAATCCGATGAATACTTGAAATTTCATGGTTGTCACTCAAGAGTTCTAGATGAATTTAATGATGATTGGATTTCTGGCTGCAAGCATACCATGCGCCGTATTTTGATATTTAAAAAGTACCTAGAAGAAGGTTATGACATTATTCATTCAGATACTGATGCGCTTTGGCTCAAAAACCCTATACCTAATTTAATAGAGGCCAACAATCAAGACATCATAATGTCAACCGTTAGGCATAGCGGAGCATTCCCCCCTGAAGTTGCAGAAGCTTTTGGGTTCACATGCTGCATGGGCTGGATATTCTTTCGAAGCAATAATGAAACAGTTAATTACCTTGACAGGTTTCTAAACACAAGAGAAATCAAAGGGTCAGATCAAAAAAACTTCAATGAATTCTTATTGAGTAATAATCCATCAATTAGCCCGCTCGACAATGGAGATGAGCTAATCATTACCAATGACTTAAACGTCTCATTGCTTGGGCTATCAAAGCCTCTAGTTAAGCGCGGCCCAATAGAAGAAGAAACATACGTCTGGCATCCAAACACAAGAAAAGAAGCTGAGCATAAAAAACAATCATTTATAGATAGAGGACTATGGAAAATTTAATCTCACATCTTGAAGGCCCGAATAAGCATATTATTAATTTAATAAAGCTTTATAGCGGTGAAGTTGTCAATTCAACAAGTAAATGGTTAAGTGATCGTTGGTTTTTGCGCAAAACAAACTTTGCAAAACATTTGACATGTGTCGAAATTAGCCCATTCAAAAACACAAAAGACTCAAACGTATTTGTTGGGGAAAAGTATTTGGGGCATAAAGTTTACAAATCTCTATGCGATTCATCAACATCTATTGACTTCTTATCAATACTTGACCCTGACATCTCGCTTGAAGTTTTAGAGTCTATCGATTTTTCCAAGTATACAATCAAACATTTCTGTATAGCTATCAACCCAGTTAAAACAAAAGACTTTAAACAAAACAAAAAAGACATAGAATTATTCATGAAGGATAAAGCTAAACTTATAAAACAAAACAGAACAGAACTTCTATATAGTGTATAATATATCATGGAACAAATAAAAATACAAACAGGAGCAAACCTTAGTCGCTTGCTTCAATCAACAGTAAACATACCTCAAGCCTTTACTGAGCTTGTAAAAAACTCGATACAAAATTTCTCTACATTTTGCCGTATTGATTTTAACGATACATGCGCAACTATAATCGACGACGGCCAAGGGTTTGATCATGAAAAAGATGAAAACGGCATGAGCGGTTTTGAGAAATACTTTGTCTTTGGAAATTCCTACGACATGACTGGTGGTAAAGGCGTGAAGCTTGGTCAAATGGGAATAGGTGGTAAACTCGCAAACGACAAACTCTCCAACGAGATTGATATACATTGGATCATTGAAACAAAGAATATCCACGGCAAATGCTTTATTGTTGAATACAAGCCTTCTGGCGTCGAATTTTTGAACGATTACTCTCCTGAGCTTACTGAAATAAGCCCAGAAGAATGCTCTATACTCACAGAGTCTGGAACAAAGATAACTATTGCAACCCTAAAAGACCATATACAAAAAGAGGGCTGGCCTTCTGGTCAAATTAAAAATGAGCTTTGCACTTTCTTTGGCTTTCTTTTGCCGCAGCTTGAAAAAGAAGGTAAGAAATTCGACCTAATCCTTAATGGGGAAAGTTTAGACTTTTCATACAAACTTCCTGGCTCTAATGTTCCTATTATTAGGCGTGAATTTGAATACGACTACTACGGAGAAAAGCGCACCAGTAATATCGAATTTAGATTATCATTAATTTATAATCGTGGCTTAATTAAAAACCACCCACTCAAAAACATTGAAATAATATCAAAGGTTAAAATCTGCTCGCTTAACTTGTCCGACCAAGACTTACTAGAATCAACACTAGAATGGTTGGAAGAAAAAAACAAAGAAGAAATAAAAGATAAGGATAAAATTTATGATGTGTTTAATAAGTTGATTGGTTTTATTTCTTGCGACGACCTCTCTGAAGTTATGGATAGTACTGGAATGCCAGCCAAAGATCTCTCTCATCATGGGTTAAGGAGTGACCACCCCATAACCAACCCTTTTTACGAAAGAGTTTATAAAGTTCTACTCGAGTGGATCGTTGAATATATTAAATTGAACTCCGAAGAAAAAATGAATATCCTTGACGCTCTTGCTAACGAGGTATCAAGCATGCTTGCTGAATATTTTGAAGACGAAGACTTTTCTGATTTATGGGACACTGAAGAAGAGGAGGATGACGAAGAACCAGAAGAGCTTACTGAGGAAGAAAAGAAAGAAGAAGAAGAAAGAAAAGAGTTAGAGAAATTTGCAGAGCTCACAATTGATAAAGAATGGGTTTTTGAGCCAGAACCAGAAGAAGAGCTCGAACCAGAACCAGAAGAAGATGAGGAGCCTAAGCCCGAAGACAACGTCCCTCCACTGTGGAACAAGTATAAAAACCAAAAATTAAAACAATCAAAAAGACTAAGATATAGAATTATTGATTTTGGAGAGGAAGAATCTAAATCAATGTCCAAGGTTGATGATATATCTGATTTTACCATATTAATCAACAACGGCAACCCTAAATTCAAGAGATTCTACGAAGAAAATTCCCCATTTTTATTGTCTCTTCATATTTCCGAACTACTTATTAGAGAGATATCAATGTACAAGAATCCTTTGGCTAAGCCTGCCGATCTAGACGAAGCTATTAGTGACTTCTATTCTAATAAATACGCTCAAATAAAGAAGAAGAGTGAATGATAAAGGAGTAATTTACGTTGCTGTAGACCCTAACACCTCACCCTCTCCAGCTAAGTTTAACAGTTCAAAAAAATCAATTTTAGCCGACGTTCTTCGCTCTATAAATTCGTTACGTCGCTCTAATCCGGAACTACCAATAACCGTCTTCTCCGACTACAAAGAAATCATTTCCTCACCGGAGGGCTACGAGGTGATCGAGATCAATAACGATTATGGTTTCTTGCCTAAAGTTCTTGGCATGCTTAATTCTCCATACGACAAAACTCTCTTCCTGGATTGCGATACTTATGTCTCTCAAGATATTTCGGAATTATTCTTAAGGCTTGATTCTTTCGACATATGCGTTAGTAGTGAATTCCTTAACCCTGAAACACGCAATACTGGCGTAATTGCTTTTAATGGAAAATCTACCAGCGTTAATAAATTCGTGAAAGAGTGGTATGAATCCATGAGCAAGACTAAATATAAAGCGATTCATTCCGGCAGCTCCCCGCACAACAAAACCCCAGACGACCAAGGACACTTTAATAATCTCTATAGGTTGTTGTATAAACCTGCAGATGGCAAACCAAAAAGAATTGTAGATTTAATAAATTTATCCAAGTCAGTGTCGTTCGACATACTTGACTCGAGGATATGGAACTGCCGCAACGCTCAATATCAATCACTAAAAGATGACAACTGGGACTTTTCAAAAACTAAAATTTTCCACATGAGGGGTTTTAATCCGTGACTATTCTTAATTCCTACTGGAAGGGCTTTTACTCCTGCAAGGATGTTTACTCTTATAGTTTAATAGATCATCATAAGGGTGGTTTTTTTGCATGTACTTTTTCGGCATTAAATAGTATAGTTTTGGCTTATAATTCATGCAAGATATTACCATACTCCGTGAATATAGACGACGGCATATCAATGTCCTGCGAAGAGTCCAAAGATTTATACGATATGTTTTTTTGCATTAATGAATCTATAAATGTCCACGAACTCCTATCCGTGTACTCTGATCCAGGATTAAACCGATTTAAGGTTCCTATAATTTTTGCCTCCAGACCTTATAGAGAGCAAAACTTCGAAGCAATACGCCCTTTGTGGGAAAAATACTTTTCTCCCAGTTTTGAGATTAAATCCTTAACATTTAGTTTAATTGAAAAATACAAAATAGATGTTAAAAACACCCTAGGCGTTTACTACAGGGGCACTGACAAAGCAAAAGAAGAGCAACTACCATCACACAAAGAATATATCGAAAAAACCCTTGAGGCTCTCGCAAAAGGAGAATACAGCAAAGTGCTCCTGCAAACAGACGACCCAGACTTCAAGGATCTTTTTTTAGCTTCCATCAATAATTCAGTAATGATACAAGAACTTCAAGTTAGCAGAACAGGAGATGGCGTACATAAAGAGCTTCGCCTTTCCAACACAGGTCAAACCGAAAATTCTAAATATATGCTTTCTGTTGTTTGCTTGTTTTCTCAATTGAAAAGTATTATAATTAACACGTCTCACGTTTCTCATGCAATGTGTCTATATAGGGGTGGGGTCACAGAAGTCTTACAATATCGTAGGGGAGAATGGATTAAATAATACTGATAATGTATAACTTATATATATTAACTACCGCAATTGATAGGCCTGATTTACACAATCAAACGCTGCCGCCTTTTTTAAAAATATTGGAAGATCAGGGTGTCAGTTATAAATGGTTTATTAACTTAGATTCTCCGTTTAAAAAAACAGAAGAAGCCACAAATAACTTAAAATCTTTCAATGGGGGCTCCCAAGACTTGCATATTTCAGACAAAGCCTGTTTTTATTCGGCGGCAAAACGCGTGATCAGTTCTGCGCATAATGAACTAGACAATCTTGATGGTTACGTAATGTGGCTTGAAGATGATTGGGATCTACTTATTCCATTTAACATGCGCGAATTAATAGATAGTGATTATGAATATATTGGCTTTCACTTTCATCACTTTTTTGAATTCTCATTTAACCCAACTATGTGGAGCAAAGATTTCTTTGTAAAAAACGTATACGAACCTTTTGCTGCTTCAGAGACTTCAATTGATCCAGAGCAGCTGTTGATTAATCACCACAAAAAAACTAGATCAGAAGATTCGAGCCACCTAAAGGATGTAAACCGAATTAACTTCAACGGCGTATTCGAAGATGCTGGCAGAAAATGGGGCGAGCAATATAATTTAAAGAAATGGAATAAAAATAAAACAGGGGAAAGTGTTAGTTATGCTTAAAGCCTCAATCATCTTGTCTTCTTACAATAACCTATCCGCACTCGAGTTAAGCATTGAAAGCCTGCGCCATCAAACAGAAAAAGACTTTGAGATTATTATAGCAGATGATGGCTCAACAGATGGCACCATAGAATATTTAGAAAAAGAAGGAATACAATATTTTAGCCGCCCCAATGAAGGCTATAGGCTTGCATATATTTGGAATCGCGGTGCCGAATTAGCTACAGGAGATAGATTCATTTTTGGCAATTCAGATATTATATCTCACCCCAAAAGAATAGAGGAGCATTCAAAATTTAATAACTATTTAATTGCTGGCAGTTACCCATCAATACCAATTGATTATGTAAAATCTATAACAAAAGAAAAAATACGGCACAACTTTTGGTCGATAGATTTAATAGCGACAGAGGATAGAAGAAAGGATTATATTTCTGGGCTCAAAAAACCACAATTACATCACGGCAAAAAGATACCTCCGCGATACATGTATGGCGGCAACTGGTCTTGCCCTGCTGATATTTTTAAAAAACTCGGAGGGCTAGATGAAGAGTTTAAAGGTTGGGGCGGAGAGGATTTTGATTTTGCCCGACGAGCTCAACTAGATGGGCATGATACCATCCTTAATACTAATTGTATTGGGTATCATCTTGATCATGAGACGATCAATAGAGACGAAACTCGGTCAATAGGTAAAAGTTATTTCAACCAAAAATGGTCATGAAGCCTCAGGTTATAGATGCTTTTATGTTTAACAATGAGCTCGATGTTCTTAATTTTAGGCTGCATGAATTAAATGATTATGTAGATAAGTTTGTGATTTACGAAAACTGCTGGACATTTAGCGGCAATAAAAAACCACTTTACTTTGAGGAGAACAAACAAATGTTTTCTAAATTTTCCGACAAGATTGTTCATGTAAAAAGCGACACCAGGGGGAAAGACAATTGGAGTAGGGAATATACTCAAAGATATGAGGTATTACTAAAAGGAGTCTCATTGCTAAACTTAAACGACGACGATATCGTTTCTTTTTGTGATCTAGATGAAATTATAGACACAGAATTAATCACTAACTACAAAAACGAGTTACCCAAAGACACAGTCTTGCTTGTCCAGCCTCATTGGTTTAACGTATCCTGGGATTGCTACCTAGGAGCATGGCAACATCACAGTATTATTTTCTCCTACTGGAGGGAGCTTCAAAAAAGAATGCCCCACTGGAGGGGTATGCAATGCGGTTGGCGATGGGATCATCCTAAATTCTCCCAGCCGATCAAGAAACAGGAATTATCTGGCTGGCATGCGTCTTGGTTCATGAAACCTGAAGATTTAATCGTTAAATTAAAAAGCTTCGCCCACAATGGAGAAGAATGGGTTGACGAATTGTTACAAAATATCGATATTGTTAAGTTTAGAATTAAATCAGGGCTTGACATTCAAGGCGAAAAGCAATCAGAAAAATTCGATAAAAATTATCCTGTCTTTAAAAATTATATCACCTATGACTAATTTAAAATTAATTTCTGTAATTAGTTCGGGAGACAATAGATACAAATCTATTCGTGATAATTTCTTAGCCAACACATCTTCTTTTGATTCAATTATTTCCAGTGTTGAGGTTATAAATGTTGAGACAAAATCGGGGGACTGGCAAAGTCAAGGCTTCCTGGATACCGTATACAAAAAATTAGATCACACCCATCAGTTATTAAAACAAGGTTACACTGTTTTTTGCACCGACTTAGATATTTTCTACCTAAAAGATCCCACAGAATACATGTATGGATTACTTGATAATTTCGATATTGTTGGGCAAAATGATTTTGATAGGCTCTGCACGGGTTTTTATATGGTCAAATCTTCTGATTTAACAGTAGATCTTTTTGACACAACCGAGAAATTTGTTTTAGATGGTGAGCAAAGCGATCAAAATTATATCCATACTAAATTACAATCAGACAAATACTCTAGCCTAAAAGTCCACAAGCTTGATCAAGACTCTTTCCCCAATGGATATCGCTGGTACAAATGGAATAAAAGATTAAATCCATCTATTGTTCATTATAATAGTGTAGATTCCATAGAAGGCAAAGTACAAAAGATGAAACAATTCAACCACTGGTTATTGTGAAAAAAATATTTAAAATTTTCGTCTGTTGTCACAAATATATTCATAGAGTTGAAGACATAAAGGCTCGTGTTAATGAGTGGGGTCTTGGGGACTATTTAATCTTTACTGGTGGCAAAGAAGAAAAACAGATAGAAGAAAATGTCATCCAATTAAAATGCCGCGATCTCTATGAAGATCTGCCAGAGAAAATGTTTGCCATCTATGGATATTTGGCAGATAACGGATACGCTGACAGCTATGATTACTTCTGGAAGATAGATGATGATGTTGATTTCATGCGCTGGAATATTGAGCGTGAAGAATCACTAACCGAGTCCCTTGAAGGCCTAGATTACGCTGGATTCAAGCTCAAAAGCGGCGACGGAAAGCGCGGCTGGCACATTGGAAGAGTAAGAGAAGATTCACCTTGGTTCAACAAAAGATATAGCGGCAGGTACCCCGACTGGATAGACGGCGGAACAACATACTTCCTTAGTTCCAAGTCTTTGAATAAATGGAAAAACTTTTACAAACTTTCAGAGATTAGAAACTACGATATATACGAAGACCTTGCGGTAGCTAAATATCTAGAGAAATGCAACATACTGCCAGTAGAAATAAACCCATGGCAAGATAAGCCTGTACTAAAATTTAATATTAATAAATGAAAGTCTTCAACGAAAGCGAGGAGGGTTTGTTTGGCTCATCCTTAAACTGGATTAATTCAAGGCTGCCTTATTTATATAAAAATAAGATATACCCTCATTGGGATATTAGAAACGTAAACCATGGAAACCCTTCGGACCAAGATAGGATTACCCCCCATATCATCAAACCAAAAAAACAAACAACAAATTCAGATACAAGAGTAGATCTATTAAGTATAGAAAGATACCAGTATACCAATTTCAAAGAGGCAAACTTTTATTTCAATGAATATTTTGAATTTTGTCCAAGCATTACAGATCAACTTGATATAGATTTTATACCAGAAAAATGCTTAGGTATTCATTTTCGAGGTACAGATAAATTAACCAACAATAAAGATTGCAAGATTATTAATTTGACTGCTTTTTTATTAAAATTAGAATCCTTCCTGAAGGATCGTTGCTTTGAGTCAGTTTTTGTTATATCAGATGAGGCAGATAGCAAACAAACTATCATAAGCTTTGTTAAAAATTTAGGGGTTACAGTTTTGTCAACCCACTTACCTCCACATTTTCATAAGACCTTAGCTTCTAATCCCGACAAGCTTTCTATTACGAAAAACTCTATCTTAGAAATGCTACTTCTATCAAAGTGTGGATGTGTTATAAAATCTCACTCTGCCTTTTCTAGTTGGGCGAAGATAATTAACCCTAGTCTTGAAATGTATCGGGTTAATGAGTGCAAGAATAATTGGTTTCCTGACCACTACTTGCCTGAGTTTTAAATGAAAGCTATTTGTTTTACTTTTGATCGAAACATGCCGATCATGGAGTACGTCCTGCACACATATTTTAAATGCTGGCCTGGTAATCCTTTTGTTTTTTACGTTCCGTGGAACAAAATCAAGCCCAACCATTTAGTAGATAAATACGGCGCCGATAAAATCAAACTATTACAGACCGATAGCGCGGTTAAGCCAACCATCCGGACTTTACTTTCTGTGGTTAATCCTGACGAATTTGTATGGTGGGCGCAAGATGACAAATACATATTGGATTTTAAAAACAAACAAATAATAAAAGACCTTTATCAATTCAACGCTCCGAATATTGGCGGCTTTATGTTTACAAAAAATGCAGACGCCCACAAAAGCCATCTAAAAGGCACAACAAACATCGGCGGCCACAATTTAATCAAAAAGAAAAATCACCATCAGATATTTCAACCCCAACTAATCAAAAAAGAAGTGATCGAATATTTGTACCTGAACGAAAGATTAGAAGAGCACTACCCACTATTAAAGCTTTATCCGATAATGAACTTCAAGCCAGTCAAAGATCTATACGCCACCAGTAGTAATCAAATCAACATGGCTGAATCTCTGGATGCCGGCAAAATGACAAAAAATTTAGTGTATAATATGAGGAAGGATGGTTTTAAAATACCAAAACTACCTGAATGTGAAAAAACAATAATATATAAGGACTAAAAATGAGCTTAGGAAACAAAGGAGTATTGCAATTTATTAAAAACGACGCAGTTTGTGTGGAGGTTGGAGTTTGGAAGGGTGATTTGTCTAGGCATATAGCTCAGCTTCCAATTTCTGAGCTTTACTTAATTGACCCCTGGCAAACTATCAACGATGTAGAAGGCCGCCTTCACAATACTGAGCAAAAAAACTTAGATGATATTTACAACACGGTAAAAAGAAGGTTCTTCTTCAACAAAAAGGTTAAGTTAATACGAAAATTTTCCGTTGATGCAATGGCTGATATTAAAGATGGTTCTGTGGATTGGATTTATATTGACGGCAATCACAGCTATGAATTTGTAAAAGAAGACCTTAATGGCTGGTGGCCAAAGCTTAAGAGTGGAGGTTATTTGTGCGGCGATGATTATATCGAAGGAAAATATCAAGTTGAAGAATTGCAATTCGGGATTGTGCAGGCTGTTGACGAGTTCAGGCAAGAGCGCGAATCTGAAATTAATCATTCGGAATTAATTAAAGATCAATTTGTTTTCCAGAAGAAATGAATCATGATGGCTCGACCAAAGTCGCTGTAGTTGGCAACTGTCAAGCTCAAGCTTTATGCTGGTACCTAGGGAAATTAAATTTCCTATCCTCCTGCAAGTATATATGTCCCGATTGCATTCTCGGGGAGCGTCCCCTACCAATGTTTCGTGACAAAAACATATGGGGAGATCAGCTCAGCAATAGTATATATAATAATTTAGAATCCATTGACTTTCTGGAGTCTGCTACACATATCATCTACCAACCCATAAAAGAAGAGACCTCAAAGATACACAATTACAAAAAAATACAATCCTACGAAACTAAAGCCTGCCAAGTAATCAGTTTCAGCGATTACTTTTATGACCCAAAAGACGAATCTAAACTTATGGGAATGAAAGATAGGTCAAGGAAATATAATATCAACATTTGCGGTTACAACATAATCTTAAAAAATAAAGATAAAATTCATGGTCAAACAAAAATTTTGAAAGATGGATATAAAGTTCATCCAAATTCTTTTTATTTTCTTGAAGTTATCTTGGGTCTATGCAAATTAACCGGATGGGATTATTTCTCCAAAAAAGATTACAAAACATACCTTAACTCTGGGTACCCATTCGACCAATAAAATAATGATTTCAGAAAAGTTGAAGTGCGTATTCGTGCATATTCCTAAGTGTGCTGGTAGTTCAATTAATCTTGACTTAAAATTAACTTCTGTGGGTTTCTCTGGGCATAGTCCAGCTTCTTGTCATTTTGATTACATCAGCCAAGGATATTTTTCTTTTACGTTTATTCGAAATCCATACGATAGGGTTGCTTCTGCTTATAGGTATTTTCAAAAATTAGTTCCGGGCCATAGATGGTACAAAAGAAACAGTATTATAGCTGACCTGGCTAACAAACTAGACTTCAGCGGTTTTGTTAATCACATAGGCGACTTCAAGCAACTAATGAAAAGAGAAGATGGCTCCTATGAGTCTGGGATTCACTTTCAACCGTTCTCTTATTTCTTAGATGAGCCTGTTGATTTTATTGGTCGGCACGAGAACATACAGCATGATTACTTCAGTATTCGCTCTCGCTTAAACCTCCCAATGAAGAACCTACCAAAAACAAACTCAACAAACAATAAAGACTATAGAGAATTATACATAGAAGATAGCAAGAATATTGTGTATAATATATATAAACAAGACATAAAGCAATATAATTATAAATTTTAAACAAAATGCCATTACCATACAAATTTGAACTAGACGACTCAAGACTCTCTCTATTGGAAAAAATAAAGCCCGGCGATAAATGCGCAGAAATAGGTGTTTTTAGGGGAGATTTTTCTGAGTTTATTATAAAAATGGAACCATCAGCGCTTTATTTGGTTGACCCATGGGTTAGCATAATGGATATTCCAGCTAGATGGCATGCTATTCCTCAAGAAGAAATAGACGTCATCAAGCAAGAAGTGAAGGATAAATTTTACACTGATTCAAGAGTTAATGTCATAGAAAAATATTCGATTGATGCTCTTTATGATTTCGCAGACGAATCGCTTGACTGGATCTACCTAGATGCCAACCATTCATATTCTTTTGCTCAAAAAGATTTAGAGAACTGGTGGCGCAAATTAAAACCCGGCGGATTTCTATGCGGAAATGCCTACCAAGACGATGACGCTCAAATTAAACTGCTTGATTTCGGGATCATACCAGCGGTAGATACATTTTTGGAATGTTATTTTGATGAAATAGAAAATTTTGAAATCTTTAAATTTCAATATTCATTAACAAAAAAATGAAAATATTAGTAGGAGGAGCAGGCGGCTTTATTGCCGGTTATTTAGTTAAAGATTTGCTAGCTCAAGGGCACGAAGTTATTGCTGCCGATATTAAACCATCAGAAGAGTGGTATCAAACTTTTGATGCTGCTGAAAATCATTTTGACTGTGATCTTGGGGAAAAGCACCATTGCTATAATCTATCAAAAGGTGTTGAGCGAATCTACAATCTTGCCTGCAACATGGGTGGCATGGGTTTCATTCAAAATAATCATGCTCTTTGTATGGAATCAGTTTTAATTCAGGCGCATATGCTTATGGCGGCTAGAGACAATGGAGTAAAAGAAATACTCTATAGCTCCTCTGCCTGCATTTACCCTCAAGAGATTCAGTCCGACATTAGAGATGCGGCCTCCCAGGGCTTAAAAGAGCACACTGCATACCCGGCAAATCCGGAAGATGGATATGGCTGGGAGAAACTCTTTAGCGAGATCTTAACTTCTTACTACGGCAAAGACTTTAATATTGACTCTAGGGTCTGTCGATACCACAATGTTTATGGCCCTTATGGCACATGGCGCGGAGGCCGCGAAAAAGCTCCAGCAGCTATTTGCCGCAAAGTTATTGACGCTAAGATGAGCGGCAATCATGAAATTGAAATCTGGGGCGATGGCGAACAAACTCGTTCTTTTATGTATATCGACGATTGCATAACCGGAATGGACTTGATGTGGAAAAAAGGCGACACTCGTCCATTGAATTTAGGCAGCGACGAAATGGTTTCAATCAATCAGCTGGTTGATATAGCCGAAGGCATTGGAGGCATTAAATTAAAAAGAAACTACAATCTTGATGCGCCACAAGGAGTTCGTGGTCGAAATAGCGACAATGAAATGATCAAAGAGGTTCTTGGATGGGCTCCATCAATCAGCCTACAAGATGGACTCGAGAAAACTTATGCTTGGATTTACGATCAGATGCAAAATTGCAGCGATTCATCAGGGTATTAAGTGTAAATACTTTTACTATGATCGAATTTTATAACGTAAAAAAGAAAAAAAAAGTCTCAGTTGATGAGTCAAGCGTAACAAAACAAGCTTACGAGAAAACAACCAAGACCGGAAAGCAATCGATAAGATATGCCTTAAAAGCGGTAGATGAAGACGGCACCAAGCTGACTAAATTCTGCAGTAAGGCCGACTACGATAAGCTTCCGGACTGATGGGGCCCATATTAAATACAATTCTTGGGGCAGGAATCAAACTGCTTTGTAATTTAATTAATTCTTGGCTTGAACAAAAACGCCAAGACCAACTTTTTATAGCCGCCAAAGATGCAGCTATGTTTGATGCTATTTGCAAAAACCAATCTGCTCAAGCAAGCGATCCTTTTGTGAAAGTCTCAAGACGTATACTTTTTATGTCGATAACCTTTACGATGTGTTATTTGATGATCTATTACGCCCACAATCCAGACATAACTTATGACTTAATAATACCAAAAGGAGAAGGAACTAGATGGGGCTTCTTTAGTTGGGTATTTGGGGCTAAAGATTGGGAGCTAGTTCAAATGACCGGAGGCCTGATGCTCTCGTCTTTCATGGATTTGTGCTTTATGGTTGTTGGATTTTATGCAATTCCTAGTAAAAGGCGCTAAAAAAAGTGTATACCTTTATGAGATAAAAAAATTATGAGCACAATACCTACACGCACATACGATAATCCTCTTTTTAGTGGAAGCAGTCAAGCATCACATTCTCCAGATGTAAATTTACAATACATATGGGACCAAGGAATTAATTCTGAGGTTGGCGGCTGGAGACCTTTAAATACTGGAGACTTACTGACTGTAAACATAGAAGATGCGCAGATCAACGTAAATTTAGACAAAGACGAAGACTCCGTAAACATTTATACCAGTGAAAATCAATCTATTAATATTGAATCTACCGATCTAGATATTAGAAATTTGACCAGCGACACAGATTTTGTTAGCGCCAATCTACAGGTGGGCGACGTAGATGTATCTGACACTAATCCAGTTCCAACCGTCAACCCAAAGACCTACGTCAGTATTGAAGCTAATAAAAACTTAAGCAGCTCCAGTCTTGGCGAGTCTAGCGATTCTATCGACCTCCACCCAGCCGAATCGCCCTCTTACATTAAGCACGGTTATATAGCTCATTGCTATACTGGTGCCAATAATACCTTTACCGGTAATTTTATATTTGAAGCTAGTATGGATGAAATCAACTGGACGCCAATAGAAACAAGAACAATCGAGTCCTCCGCCGATACAACTTTTAGCTATTACGATGAATTCAATTTCAGGTACAGCAGGGTTACCTTCACAGGTGATTCTAATTTTACAGGAACTTGCTTGTTGCAGGAAAAGCATGATTTGTAATGGGAGAAATATCAAGCTTCAGGCTCATCGGTAAAACTTCCGCATACCAGACTAAATTTTACCCCAACACTGAGCTTAAAAATTTTCAAAATCGCTGGACCCCAGAAGAAGCTTCAATATTTGCGTGGTACGACGCAAGCGACATATCCACTATAACGGAATCTGCTGGAATCGTGTCTCAAGTTGACGATAAGTCAGACAATGGATTCCACTTAAATGTATTAACCGCCAATAAAGTTGCACCCAAGACGGGCGTAGAGACACTTAATAATTTAAACGTACTAACCTGGGACTTACCTGCTCAGGTGCTTGAGAATAATTCTTTTGCATACGATCAAAACTCCAATGGGTTATACCTTGCCGTAATTTTCAAATGCAATATAAATAACCAGCAGGATTTCATTATTGCTGGCACTGAAAATAGTGGGCCTGGTAATAGAATGTCGGTAAGGAGGAATGGTAACTTGAGTTCAATTCAAATATTAGGGGGCAGTGGAGCAGGTTCAAATAACAGCCTCACCACACCCCAAAACACCGCCAATGAGGGAGAGGATCTTTTACTTGTTGTCAAATTTAACGGAAGTAATTCTACCATCAGGATTGATGGAGAAATTGAAAATTCAGGGAACATTGGCACCAATCCATTTTCATCACTTAATGTTGGAGCTAATGAGTCAGAGCTTGCCCCAATAAATGGATACATTGCCGAGCTCGTATTCTTTGAAGACTCTTCAGTCCAAGAAAAGATGGAAGGATATTTAGCTCACAAGTGGGGTACTTCAAATAATCTCCCAGTGTCACACCCCTACAAATACCAGCCAAGATACTTCATTTAATTCCTTGACTTTTTTTATCGTTTGTGCTATTATTAATAGGTGACTCAAACTGAAAAGAAGAAAGTAATCGAAAAGTTAATAGAACAACCCAAGACTCAAAAGAGATTGTTTTGGGGAAGGGAAATAAAATCCCTAAACATATTAATTGAATCCTACCCTATTGATGGGTTCTGGAAAGGTTTATCGTTCCCAAAGAAGCTTGACAGTATAATTGTATTGCGCTCTGGTTACTACGCAGATCAACTCAAAAAGAAATACAATAGATACACATACAACATACCTCCTAATAAACAAATAGATATAAAAGAAAAAACAGGAGAAGATTATATAAAACAAAATAAACCAAAAAACATTAAAGAATTTCTATCATGAGTAAAAAAACAGAAACAGAAACTGGATCAATAGATTCACTCAAAAGCTTTTTAAAACAAAACGAAGAGCACCACTACAACTACGAAGAAGATATAGATTATAAAGTGTCTTGCGGCAGCTTAAAAGTTGACTTTGAGTTAGGTGGAGGGCTTGGACCTGGGCTCCATAGGTTTGTTGGTATAAACGAAGGGGGCAAGACCTCTGAAGCCTTAGAGGTTGCTAAGAACTTTTTGAAAATGCCAAAAGCAAAGGCTGTTTATATAAAAGCGGAGGGCAGATTGTCGGGAGAGGTAAGAGAGAGGTCTGGAATAAAGTTCGTGTCCAAAGAGGACGAGTGGGAGCAAGGTAGTTGTTTTGTTTTTGAGTCCAATATATATGAAACTGTATTAGATTTGATGAGAGTTCTTATTGCGCGGACTCCTGAGGCTATAAAATATTGCTTTGTGCTAGACTCCTTGGACGGGTTAATAATGAAGGATGACCTCAAGAAAAACTTTGAAGACTCTCATAAGATTGCCGGTGGGGCACTGTTGGGCGCAAAGTTTATGCAAAAGATGAGTATCGCCCTCGCTAAAAGAGGTCACATGGCTATATTCATATCCCAAGTTCGCGCGGACATCAAGCTTGACCCATATAGCAAGGCTCCTGTTCGTCAAACTACCGCTACAGGAGGTAATGCGCTTCTTCACTTTGCTAATTACATACTTGAATTTGAGCCTAGGTTCAAAAAAGACCTAATACTAGAGAATCCTAGTGCGCCATTAGACCATGACAAAAATAAAATAATTGGGCATGTCGCAAAAATGACCGTTAAGAAATCCCCTAATGAAAAAACCAATTATGTGCTCGAGTACCCAATTAAATATGGGCGCAAGAACGGAACCTCTATATGGGTAGAGAAGGAGCTTATTGATATGCTATACTTATGGGGCTACATCAGCAAGAAAGGCGCATGGATATCAGTAGAAGAAGACTTTGTGGAGCTTCTAAAAAAAGAAGGCCATGAATTCCCCGCTAAACTTCATGGAGAGCCAAAGCTAAACGACCTGCTTGAAGCCAACCCAGATTTAATACAATTTTTAATCAAACATTTTTCAGAAATAATCTATCAGTCCTAACAGAATGATCTTCAAAACACTAGTTGGTTCAACAA